TGAATTGCTCTCCGATGCTGCGCTCATCCCGTGGCGGGAGCAGCTCATCATAGCCCGTCCAGAGCACGTCATAGTCTTGGGGGTAGTGGAGCATCATCGCCTCCAATGGGCAAGAGGAGGTATGGGAGCATAATCATCATCATCCTGCCGGTGCTGATGACTGTTGAGAGCCTCCAACCGCTCAATATAGGCATGGAGGCGTTCAATCACCTCACTGAGATGGGCATTCTCGGACTTGAGCGCCCTGATCTCCTCTTGGAACGCCATATAATCGAGGTCACTCATACAACCTCCTACCCATCATAGATGAGAAACTTCCGTCCACAAGCACAGTGGGCAAAGCACTCGTAGTTGCCATAGGAGATACTAAAGGTGGTGCCACCACAGGCGCACAGGATGGCGGGGGCCTGTTTCTGATCCTCAGCCCCCCAACAGCCACCGCTCCACTCCCACTCACGGCCATCTACGTGTCGAACTTCTCCATCGTGAGTGCCTTCTCCAAGAATGGTTATCATACTAGATGTCTCATCCTCTCAGGCTGTCGTCCACCACTTGCACCGGGCAATCAGCTCCACATACGCCTTGCTTACCTTCGGCTCGACGGCATCACAAAAGACCAGGAGGATCTCATCCGCCTCCCCATGGGCCTGCTCGGGATCAGCTGTGGAGATGGCCTCCAACTGTTTGATCGCCTGAGTCGCGGCATGGATGATCTGGCGATGTCGGAACATGATCAGATCCCTTCATCGAGCTGTTGATCCTCGGGAAGGAGATCGCACTCCATCGTGATGGTATCTACCGTTTCATCATCCTCATCGCCATAGTCGGCCTCTCCACAGTCGCCCTCTCCAGCATGAAACAGCCGCAGGGCTTCCTCCTTCGTCTCCGCATCAACACTGTACGTGCGATACACGTACTGCCGGGAGGATGTCTCAATGTTCCAGCGTTTCATAGGGAATCCTTACGATGGTACGGATTCGTACGTCCGTACATGCTTCAATCCCTTCCATGTCTCAGGCTCAATCCTGCCCAAGAACCACCAGATGGAGCCGATGAGGAGGAGAATCCAGGCCATCGCTCATCCCTCAACAACGACTTGATGGTAGTTAGCAATAGCCTCAACTAACCGGCGTTGGAGTTCAAGCGCATGTGCAAGGGAGCAGAACTCAATGTAAGGTGGGTTATTGCACCCACCCTCGCCATGATCCCCACCACATCCTAAGGCATGTGCATCATTGCAACAGTAACACTTTGCGCCACAGATGACACAGGTTGTGGTATGAGTAGACATCTCAATACCTTTCCCACACATACTCCCAGAATCCTGGAGGCTTGATCCGCACCTTATGCCTACCCATCACTGCCCACCGATTGAACGGATGTGCCCATTCCCACCTGGTACAGGCTCCAAGGGATGGGGGATTACTCATGGGTGCCGCCTTCTCAGCATAGATGACTTTAGGCTTGAGCGTCCGCATCTCCAGATCCGCATAGGAGAAGGTGGTCGGAGGCACATCTCCCACACCTAGATGCTGCCGGAGATGCTCTAAGGCTAACGTGACCACAGCACCGTCCCTATCAGCCATCCCAGCCTGAATCCCAAGTAGAAGCAGATGGTGAACACTCCCACACAGGCTGCGATGATAGCTTTATCGCGGATACTCATCACTCATCTCCAAGTTGTCCCTGCTCGTAGGTTTTCAGGCACATCCGCTTCCGGGCTTCCATCTCGTCTGTCCACATCAAGGCATGATCCTGTGCCCAGACCCAAGCCTTCCGTTCTTCCGCGATCAGGCGCTGGGAACAGAAGCCAAGTATGTCAGCCATCATGAAGTCCATCGGATCTGGAGGCCGTCCATAGAGATGCCCCACCTCATGCAAGGCTGATGCATACATCGCCTCGGATTGACAGGCATTCCGGAGATGGATGGTGCGGGTGTCATGATCGCAGCAGGCATTGCTGCGCTCTCCCAGTTCCATTGCCAACTCACTCCCGATCTCCACGTGTCCCCCCGCATACTTACACAGCTGACGAATGTGACCCATCATCACTCTTGGAGTCATGGATCGCCTCCCTCAACTCCTGTTCAATCCTCTCACACTCCTCACAGATGCCCCCAGCAAGGGGCGCATGCTCTCCATCACCCTGTTGGATGATGTCGTCACAGAGCGAGCACTCAATCCTGAGGGCATCTCTGAAGAGGTAAGGTTGGATCATGAGTTGTCACACTCTCTCAAGGTATTCAGCAGTTTCCACATCTCTAGCAGATGCGTGTCAGGCTGATCTGAGTGGATCAAAACATCCTCCAACTCATCCACCAGATCCTCCCTCTCCATCTCACTGAACTCAATCCGATGACACTGGGGAATGGCTTTCATGCTCCCCCGCAATCCTCAACCTTGATAATGGTAGGGCCATCGGTGCAGTCGATGATGCACTCATCCTGCAAATAGCCATCTCCCTCATGGAAGGCTTCGATGGCATCTTCCTTGGTGTCCGCGTCGATGGCATACTCCTCTTCCACTAGCCGCTGAGTTCGAACTGTGATAATAAACCGTGGCATCTCACACCTCAGTCAGTTCACACTCGCCCTACTTATCGTTGCCGCCCGCTGACTCCTCTTGTCCAGCAGCATCTTCTCCATCGCCGCCTCACCCTCTTTGATGAGCTTGTTGAACTCCTCGACTTGCTTGGTTTCCTTGCGCTGGAGAGCAAGGACGACCAATCCTCGACAGAGGTAGACAGCGAATACGTTGAACACCAATCCCAGCATGAATCCCATCAGGAATGATCCCCACGCCATGATAGCCTCCTCTCACTTGGTCTTGTCAAACTGGTTCCTCACGGCTTGTGTAAAGAGATGATCCTTGTACTTGTCAGCGCACGCCTTGCAGAGCACTACGCCACCCAAGTTGACGATGCCATCCTCAGTATGACACTCATCACACTTGCGATCCTGCTTGCCCAGCTCCATAAACATGTTGGACTCCTCTCAGAACCGTGTGAGCGTGATGCTGTTTATCCCTACACTCACTCCCCACAAAACGGCACCAGCCACAGAAAGAGCTGTCAGTGTGGCTCGTTCATATATTGCAAAGTAGATAGCCGCTCCACAACTCACAGCAAACATGACTACGCAGAAAAACGTGAAAGCCACTAGTACGGTCTTCATCATGATCTCCTCTCAAATCCCCGCATCCAAGACCAGCGCCGGATCACAGATGGGATCAGGCTTATACCCAAAGTAGGAATCAGTAGGACTCGTCCTCACCGGCTCTCCCTGGTCGCGGATGACGTGCAGCAATCGGCTCAGGAGTGCCCCAGGACCATCATCACATGTGGGACAGATCCATGTACGGGTAGTAGGTTGATTACACCCATAGCAGTATCGCACTTCTCCCTCAGCCGCAGGATCATCATAGAGTCGTGACATCAGATGCCCTCATCCAACATCAGATCAGGATCAGTGCAGTGACAGTGCGGGTATTTCTGCTGCACCCAGGATGGAACAGGAGCCGATGGACTATAGCGTTCCTCCCAATGCTCGCTGAGGAACCGCTGCCAGTCCGTATGATTCATGTGAAACTGTAGGACACAGGCATCACAGGCCCATCGATGCTCCATCTCTCTATTGCAGATGTAGCAGTACGTTACAGTCACTGATGACTCCTCATCCCCAACACCTGCTCCCGCACATCCACGAACGCTGTCCTCTTGTCTAGCCCCTTGCCTATCAACACTTTACGGGATTCCTGATGCTCCACCCGCTCCTCAATCTTCCTCAAGACATGACCGACCAGCACAGGGACGGAGATATGCGTCTGCACATCATACCACTTCTCTCCCCTCTGCTCGTAGGTCTTGCCCTCATGATTCACTTGGATGATCGTTTCACTGACATCCTGGTGTTGTGGTTGATACTTCTCACGCCTGACGCCTTCTAATCCATCCGCCTTCATCTGCAATCCTGCACAGAACTCACAACCCATCCCCTTGACACTGGCAGGAAACACTCTTGTCCTCGTCACGGTGATCACATCCCCTTTGGGATCGATCACATCCTCATCCTCATCAAACTTGACCAGACTCCCAATCCTGATCGGCAACGCTGCACTGATGTCCACGGGAATGCGACAGCAGATACAGCGCGTCTGGATGTTGCCATGCTCAGACGTGACCGGTAGCATCCCTCCCCGTCTGCTCTTGATGAACTCTCGCCACATCCCGTAGCTTGGAATCCGCACCCTCAATCCGCTTGACGGTTGCGCCACGCGATGCCTCCATGAGATGAGTCAAGCTCGACCAGGCTTGTTGAGCATGATGCAATCGCCACAAGGCCACATGGCGTGTCATTGCATCCCCACTATGACTGAACAGGATCAGCATGTGGAACTGCTTGACCTGATCAATCACCTGCACTGCTTCCCTGAAGGATGCCATTACTGGATGACTCCTGACACCATGAGTGCAAATCCCAACTGTGCTAACACCATGATGAGCAAGGACTTATAGCCCTGCCCAGCAGCCATCCATCCCGCGATGAGTGAGACGCCCAAGCCAAGCCAGAGACTCATCTCAACTCTCCTTCATCTCCATCCATCCACTAACCTGTCCCTGTCCCCACGATTGGATGAGACTCCCATCCGCTCGCATCGCCTGATGCTGGCTCACATGCCCGACACTCAGGGTGCAGTACATCCCAGTCTCCGAGATGTCTGCACAAATCCCATAGCTCTGAGCGATGATCTGCATCTCCTTGGGATGCTCCTCTGCCCAGACCGCGCCATCACTCACGCTCATTTCGAGGATATTTCTCATGGCTCCTCCTAGACATCCGGATGTAACTCTAGGATATTGTGTGGTCTACAGCGTGAGCCACATCTGCGGATGCTCACAATCTTTCCTCTCATCACACAGATGGGGCACCGAATGTAGTTGGTATGTCCCGCCCATTCATCGTACCGCCAGTACCATTGACCTATCCGGCTCCACTTGTCAGGATGCCGAATGCCCTTGTTAGAGTGGTATCCCCATCGAATGAGACCCTGCCACACCGTCATCCACCAGATGACACAACAGATGGGAAATCCTGAGTGCCTGCCGCACTTGTAATGCCCAACCCAATCAAACTCTGATCTCACCATGACTACACCGGTTAGGCCGGGCACTCCTCATCCATCTGGATGCACAGCCTCCTGAGCACACTGATGCCAATCCCCTTGACATCACAGTAGACTTTGGCTGCGGGAATCCCATTCCTGCGAATCACATGCCTCAACTTCTTCTCCACCATTCGCTCCTGAGAACGCTTCATCCGCATCTTGCGAGTGGGATTGCCTGTCCGCTTGGGGAGTCCCTTCCTGCCCTTCTTGCTCTGACGCTTCCCTGCGACTTGCTTCATCACTGAGTTGGCGTCCATGGATTACCTCATCTCATCTACGACCGTGCGCAAGCAGGTATCGCACCAGAACTCATCGGGATCAGCGTCTTCTCGTAGTAGCGGAATCGGCATACCACATCCCTCACAACGGCTGCGTTCTCCTGACTGAGCGCACTGATGATCCTCATCCGCATCCTTGAGACACCACTCCACAAAGTCCAGATACCCATCAACCTCATCCTCATCCCCATCAGGCTGATAGGTATATCGCACCTCATCTCCACACGCCTCACACACCACCACCGTATCCAGCGTGCCATCATCGGATAGGTAGAAGGCCATCTCATCCTCCCTTACGCTGTCACTGAGGGGATCGGCTCACTCTGCACCAATCCCAACACCCCCAACTTCTGAAGGCTGGAATCGATGGTGCTCACCTTGATCGGCAGTTCCAACCGAATCTGTCTCGCCGTCTTTGGCCCCTTGCTGACGAGATGGGAGAAGATCAGCCCGATGATCGTCTTCTCTCCCAACTCGGCCATGATCTCAGGCTTCTGCTCGGCCACGGCCCGATGCTGCACCCTGGAGCGATCCGACTGAATCAGAATCGCCTCTGGCGCATCCCCACCCACTGACCGGGCAGCCTGAACTGGTGTCTCAGCCTGAGACGCAACCTGCACCTCACCCATCTCCTCCGTCACCGTCGGGATGATCCGTCCCTGAACGGATTGCAGCATCAGGATGCACCCTAGCATCCAGCGATACTGCTCATCGTCCAGGGTGACTGTCATTCTCCTTGTCATGATCTCCTCCCTCATCCTCTCCCCACGAATCCGCCCCTCAGTCCTCATCCTCCTCCAGCAGGATGTCCAGATCGGGCAGGGTATCCGAGAGCCAGTCGCTCAGGCTCCTCAGATCCTCCTCCCGCTTCTCTCCAGCCTGATACTCCTCGATCCGCTCCCGGATCTGCTGGAGGATCTGCTCACACTCCCACTTGACGCCTGAACTCATTTCAGCTTTGGGGACTGCCATGATTGACCTCCTAGCTGTTCTGGACTTCCTCTTGGAGATAGCCCGCCTCAATCATCCTCATCAGGATAGCATTCACGGCCTCATCAGCCATGATAGCTCCCTCCGCGTACTGATTCATGATGGCGATGATCTTGGCTCTTGTCTCGTCATCCATCTCACACCTTCCTCAACCTTCTCGAATGACTACGATCCTCCCCACTACGTTCAGTGGGCCAGCATACACTTTCAGCCACCTAACTAACTCCACAGGCCCGAAGAACCATGTGTTGTCAATCCTTCCATCAGGATGGCGGTATGCCATGAACATGATCTCCTCCCCTCATCTCCCCAATCCCGATCCGCCCCTCATCCTGTAGACCGGCTCAAACTGATACTTCGAGCCAATCACCTCACACCCAATATCCAACCTCACCACGTACGCCCGTCTGAACCGCACATCAGCAGGAACATACGCGGTAATCGTGCCACGAATGCCATCGCACTTGACTCTCTGACCTATCTTGGGGATACGCTTCAGCATGGTCTAGATGCTCCTCATGGTCTGATGCTGTACTTCAGCCAATCGCGTGCAGGATAGTGAACAGTACATCGTTCCGTCCGGCTGGAGCACATAGCACGGAGTACCAATCGGCACCCACTCCTCACCTAGTGAGTGCGTCCGGTAGATACACCCATCCCGCATTTCGTCAACGTGTCGCTTCTCTAGCAGGATCTGGATAGGCATGATCGGCTCCTCAGGCAGAACCCAGAATCACATACTCCACCGCATGTTTCCCATAGCGTGATCGCCGTGCAGCGTGTACCGCATCCTCAGTCGATTTCGCCTTGATCTTCAGTACCAGACTGGTACACGGGAACACGCATTTAATCCGCCACACTACGGCAGGACTCGTAGCATACTCCAGACCGGCAATCTTGGCCTGTAGTATAGCCAACTGCCGGATGAGTCTAGCCTGTTCGCTCGGCACGGTCAGATCCTCCCATCTCCGTAGTGACACCCTACAGATAGAGCACCGGCAAAAACGACCGCGCCATGCCGCGCTATGATCGGCGCGGCGTTCGTTCGTCCTGCGGCAACGTGGCGCGGAATTCGGCCATGCTGCGAGACGGTCGAACCGTCGAAACGGCGCGACCGGCGCGACTGGCGCGGCGTCTCGGCAGGCACGAACGACACGAATCGCGTGGAATTGTCAATTGCGGGTTTTGCGGCGTCAGGTAGGCGCATAGCGTATCGTGCAGGCAATCGAATGGCCGAAACCCTACGATAGGATCTCGGCCATTCTCAGCATGCGCGAGACTACGCCCCGACGCGAAACACGGTCAGACCGATCTTGCAATCGGTCCCGGCAATCAGCCGGTTGCCGTGCGTCGTGGCAACCGTGAAATTGCCATTCTCCGTCTTCCGGCCCTGCTGCGACAGATCGACGATCAGCGTCAACGTCTTCCCGTCAAGCTGATGGGTGACGTTCGTTCCAAGCTGCTCCATCTGCGCGAGCTTGCGGTTTGCGGCGTCCAGTTGTGCGCGAAGTTCTGCGATTGTGGGTTCGGCCATGTTCGACTCCCTGCTAGGTGCGCCGTTTGGCGATTGGCCTGCGGAATTGCGGGCCGGTTGCCGTTTGGCGCGGTTCGACGCCGTTTACCGTGCAAACCGGTTGCCAATTTCCGCCGTGCCGGTTTGCGCCATGTTTCGCGCCGTTTCGCTTGCCTTTCGCGGGCGGAATCCAAAAACCCGAATCCAAAACGCCGAAGTTAGCCAACGGTTTGGATTCGCGTTCCGTTCGCCTACCACTCACGACGGGCAAGCGACGCCGCGCCGCTGTCGCTCGGCTCGGCCTTGCGAATGAATCGCGCTGTTACCAGCGTGATCGGGATACGCTCGGCCATGTCAAGATCATACGCCGTTTTTGCCTTCGGCCCGGACACGTACGCGGCATTGCCGTACTCTGTCTCATAGACGCCCCGTGTCAATTGCGGCATGTCGGCAACCTCCGACGCGAACCCTTGCAACCCGCTTGCCATAGGACACGAGCAGACATTGTGGTCAAATAAATGACACTTGCGCCAAATCTTCGCCACTTTTTGTCATCGCGCCCGCTGCCATCTCGCCGTAAGTCGTTGAGCGCATTGGACTTGCCGCGTTTTGCGCGGTGTTTGACATGGATTGTCACCTGCCAGCTTGGACAGACACGATGGCACTTGGGCTGCCAGGATGGGTCAGCCTGACGCTGGCGTGTGTCACTGTGTCACTCGATGGGAATCGACATGACACAGAGTGACACGAGCTGTCAGCTTGGACAGGCATGGCCGTGTCGTCCGTGTCATACTAACGTCCACCCTGTCCCTTCGAGCACCACCAAGTCCCACCCATGCCGGTCCCCCCCTGTCCAAAGAGTGCGTTCGAGTCCCCGGGGGGTCCCAATGCGCGAAATTATCACCAAACTCATACCTTTCGCTTTAGCTTCGCCTAGGGATGTTTTGGGCTGTCAAATTTTTGACGGAAACCGTGTGTTGGAGGGTGGAAAGGGTGTGTTACCCAGTTTGACACGGGCACTTACGGAATGTGAGATAAGTGTATGATAGATAAGGACTTAAAGGTGTGTCGTGTCACCATTTTAGCATGTGACACAGCGGGCATGTTTTTGGTTGTAACTCATTGATATGTATAGACTTAATAGGTGTGTCACTTTCTTGTGTCTTCCCAGACAGACAGGGACACAAACCCCCTTAAGGGGTTGTGTCTGTGTCACTCTTCTTATATAGGGGTCATGACACGGCGACACGAAGGAGGGATAAGTGGTTGCATGCGCGGAACTTATGAGCGTGTCACGGGGGTTGTGTCTTTTTGAAAAGCGACACGGGAAAAAGACACAGAAAAACATTGACAATCTCGGCCAATGAGCGTATAATGGCCATATTATGACGAGACACTGTAAGGCATGCCGGAAACCCTCTCAAGGGAAATGGTGCAAGCGGTGTGGGACCATTAAGGCGCGGTTTAGCTTGGACCCAAAGAAAGTCCAAGACCTGTTGGAGGCGCAGGGAAACCGCTGTCGGATTTGTGGCAAGGTTCCCACGTCCCGCAGTTTGGCCTTGGATCATGATCACACCAATGGGCAGGTTAGAGGGTTCCTCTGCACCCGCTGCAACATGGGTTTGGGCTATCTCCCAACACCAGAACTACTTAGGGCGGCATTAGAGTATCTGAAGGCAACCCCGACCGGGCTAGTTTGCCCAATCCGGAAGGAAGATTACACACCGCTCATTGTCGAGACGCTAGCCATTCCCAATATGGGACTGCGGGCCAAGGCGAGGATTTTGGCCGAAAAGTGGCACATTGGGGTGGATGCGGCCATGTCCAGAATTAGAAGACATAAGGGGGCAGAAACCGAGGGGCTCGTAGGGGTATCTGCCGATCTGTCCCCTACCCCTAGTATTCGGGCTTGACAATCTCACGAGACCGGCGTATACTACGCACAGGTGGAATGGGAGGGAAGACATGATGCTGTTGGAATTGTGCTCGCTGGGTTGGTTCATCTGGATGCTGAAGATCGCCTATGACAACCGTTAGGCTTGGAGGGACTGATGGGACTCTTTGAGGTGGTAACAGGAGTGGCGTTTTGCTGGATCCTGTATATGGCAGCTACCGCGACAGCGTGGAAGGAGTGATAGGGCTTGACAATCTTCTCTAGATGTGCTAAGATTTGAGCGTGGCACAGTCTGCCCCCGGCACTGGTCGAGCTAACCCTCCCTCCGCTCCCAAACCCGGCAAACTGTGGCAGGGGTCAAATAGGATGACGGGGCAGACCCCTCCAACTTTCTCTACGATGAGGCTGAAGAACACCATCCTCCACATCCCCTGTGACCCCCAATTCTTCACCCATCGTGACATCCTTTGAGGCGTGGTGCGAGTCCCAACTGAAAAGACTAAACTCCGCCCCGGCGGTTCTGCCTATCACAAGGCAGGGTGTAGCTGCCGGGCATGCAGCGGGAAGGCGAAAGCCGGATCTCAGCCAGCAGGAGCTGGAGGGGAAACCGTGGCGGCTAGTCCTGAAAAGGCGCTAGTCCCCAAGCCTGAGGTCATTCAGGCTGATGTCGTGATGTGCGAGCAGCCGCACACCCAACGCATGCGGGTGCTGCGCTTCGTCCAGCTGCGGGCACAGGGCTTGCGCAACACGGAGATTGCGGAGATCCTCGGCATCACGCCCCACACGCTCAATACCTACATCTGCAGGGCGGCCAAGGATGGCTGGCTCAAGTTCACGGACCCCATGGAGCGGTTTGCCATGGAGATTGTCCCCAAGGTCGTGGACAACATCGAGTATTACATCGACAAGAAAGACAAGACGATGACCATTGAAGCGGCCAAGGGTGGGGGCATCTTCAAGAACTATCAGGCCATCAAGATGGAAACCAATGCGCCGCAGGCCGTGTTGGCGCTGAAGATTGAGACCATCAGCCCGGATCGGCAGAAGGTTATCTCGGCGGGGAACATTGTAGGGAAGGCGAAGGAGTTGGAGGGGGAGGTAGTGGATGCAGAATAACACCGAAACGGTGTCGGATCTGTGCAGCTGTCAGACAAGTACGACCAGTGTGATGCCTATGACTGGGATCTGTCCCCATTGTGGCTATTGTCCCCATTGTGGGCGTCCCTATCCTTACTATCCGCTGCCCTATTACCCCTATCCCTACTATCCTCAACCCTACTATCCAACCTATCCCACCTATCCATGGACTCCATGGATTACTTACTGTGGGAGTGCCGTAGGTAGCGGGCAGACTACCAGTGGAGGCTAGTGGTGTCTACTGCTCCTGTTGTGAGTGAACTGACGGGCGCTACTTCAGTGCTGGCTCATATGCAAACACTGCGGAGCTGCAAACATCAACGGCTACAATTAAAGACCCCAAAACAGCTGCAACACTTACAGCGACTCAATAGTGGTGCATCGGCTTCGACACAATTCAAACGCGGACAGAATACGGGCCGAAACAGCTTGCGTTGGAAGGGTGGGCCGTTTGCCAAGTATGGTCTTAGCCCAGAGCAGTATGATGCCATCTTTGCTGCTCAAGGTGGGAGATGTGCTGTCTGTGGCAGACCTCCCAAGAAGAACCGCTTGTCGGTAGATCACGATCATAGGACAGGCCGCGTGCGAGGCTTGCTATGCTTCCGTTGTAACTATGGCATAGGTTGGTTCCAAGACGACTTGGAACGGTTGAGGAAGGTCTCTACCTATCTCGAATCATCGCACGACTGGAGAGATAACCCATTCCTCTAAACAAGTATTACGGTGGCCATGGTCGGCAAGTCATGGAAGATATGGTTGAACGGTATGGCAAGAAGAAGGGAAGCGGGTTTTCTACGCCACAGAGAATAAGCGGAAGAAGTCCAAGCATGGGGCCGCGTTAGAAGGGTTGAAGAAGGCGAGAAGCTAATCATGCCGCTGACCTTGTGGGAACGCTGGTTTGGGCCTCGCAAACATGGGAAGGGTCCTGACATTGAACTCCCAGCGGAATCTGGCAAGCGGGATCCCCGCCTGCCCCCTCCCACGCCTGAGGAACAGGCCAAAGCCTTCCGGGAGGCGAACGAAGCGGCCCTGAAGGGGCTGAAGGCTGGCCGATTCTAAATGGCAGGTTATGCCTCATAAGAACCGGGAGGTCCATCTTAAGTACCATCGGGATTATGTTGAACGCCATAGAGACCAGATTCGGGCTCGCAAGATCCAGCAGACTCACGGAATCTCACAGGAAGAATATCTTGGGATGCTGGCGAAGCAGCGTGGAGTGTGTGCCATCTGCTTAAGGCCTGAGACTACTGTGACCCGAGGGCATCTGCAACCGTTAGCAGTTGACCACGATCACAAGACGAACCAGGTTAGGGGTCTCCTTTGTGTAAGATGTAATACGGCGTTGGGACTGCTGGATGATTCTTGTGAACGAGCACATGCCATGATCCAATACTTGGAAGGATCCAAGTAACGTGGCTAAGTGGATACCGTTGGCGGCAGATCCGCTCTATAGTCAACCTGATCAGCTAGCTTTCTTAGCTGCGCGACGTGCAAGGCAGTGCCCAACTTGTAAGACTGAGTTTAGTACCCCGCCAGCCCTAGCTTGTCCAACCTGTAATGGGCGTGGCATGCGAAAGTTTGATCGCCTGTGTATTATTGCAGGCCGACGATGGGGGAAAAGCCGTATTGGATCTATTGCTGGTGTGGAAGAGGCCACGATTCCTAACACGATAGGATGGGCAGCGGCCCCAACCAACCCAAAGCTGCATCGCTATGTCATCCCAGCCTTCCAGCAACTCATTCCCCAGGAGTGGGTGCTGGATTGGTCGGAGGAATACAAGGATCTCCGTCTCCGAAATGGCTCGCTCATCCACTTCCAGACGCTGGAGGATCCCGATCAAGGCCGGGGGCAGGGACTGGATTGGCTGTGGATCGATGAGGTCTGTGAGTTGACCGACATGCACTGGAAGGTCATCAGCCCGTCCTTGACGGACAAGCAGGGCGTGGCCTTCTTCACAACCTCTCCCCGTTCCTATGATTGGGTCTATGAGAAATTCTACAAGCCTGCGGAGGATCAGGTGCCGGGCTTCTGGGCCTGTCATGCCAAGACCCGCGACAATCCCATCATCACAGACGCCTATCTCGCCCAAGAACGCGTGCGGATGGGTGATGACGCGATGTTCCGACAGGAGTATGAAGCCGACTTCGTGATCTTCACTGGGGCGGTCTATGGGGGGCTAATCGATACCCAGATCCTGCGGACGCCTGATCAGGTCAGGACGATCATCCCGGAATGGCCAGAGGTCGCGGATTGGCGGCAGCGCTTGCTAGGGATTGATACCGGCGCGGATCATCCCTTCGGAGCCGTGAAGCTCATCTCCAGTGAGCGTGGGTTGGTGGTTGTGGGGGAATATCTGGAGCGTAATCGTTCCTTCATCGAACATGCCAATGCCCTCAAATATCTGTCGGGATCGCTGAGCCCCAAGTGGGCAATCAACAAGAATGAGAAGCAGGCCTCGCTCGAACTCGCTCAGCATGGCATTTACTGCCAGAAGGCCGAGAACGATCAGGTTTCTGGCATCGAGCGGGTGAAGTCGTGGCTGCACAATCGACAACTCTGGTTCGTCGAGTCCCTCTGTCCCAAGACGATCAAGCAGATGAAAGCCTACCGCTGGGCCGATAATGTGACCAGAGATGGGCAGACCAAGATCAAGGAACGCGTCTACAAGAAGGACGATGAACTCCCAGATTGCCTCCGCTATGCTGTCATGACATGGCCGGAGTTGCCCAAGACGCTGGTGGCTACGGAGCAGAAGCGGGACATCTCGAAGCTGCCCGATGAGATGCGCATGGCGATTGAGCGCATGCGGCGGATTGACGACAACCATACCGATAAACCAGCCACAGTCACAGGAGACTTCTGGGGATGAGTGTATCAGCTGCGCGGACGGTGACGATTGCCTTTACGGGGGATGTGGTTGGGACCACGGCGCTCGCGGCTGCCGCGAATGCAGCTAGTGCCGGTTCGGTTGAAGTCAAGACGCTATCGAGCGGTGCCAATACGATCACAGTGCCAACTGGGGGGACGACGCCAACGGCGTGTACCATTGTGCCTCCCGCCGCCAATACCCAAACCTTGACACTCAAGGGGGTGACCGGTGATACAGGTGTTGGGCTGCATCTTACTGATCCTACCTCCATTGCTCTTGCTTCTGCTGTTACGACCTTCTGCATCACTGCCGGAGGGACTGTCACGGGTCTTAGATTATATTGGTCGTAAACCGCATCGGGGAGGGAGGATAGCGTCATGTGGATCTCAAAAGAAGTCGTAGGCTGGTTCACGAGCATGCGGAACGTGGCTGAGACCAATGCCATGGTCTCGATTGAAGCGATTCAGCAATATCGAGAACAGTTGGCGGCGGTGATCGCAGAGCGGGATGCCCTCAAAGCCCAGATCCTGACAGCGCAGAACAATGCCGAATGGTTGCGGATGCGGGTGAATGCGTTGGAGATGGAACGGGCGAAGTTGATGGAGAAAGCCTACAACATCCAGCTGCCTGTCCCTGAGCTAGCCCGAGCCATCACCACGACGCTCCCCTTTGACGCACGAGCCTTCTCCTTCGATGACGTGGGCGACCAGCGAGCCCGAGAACTGGGCTTGCCGGTCTATGATGACAAGAAGTAACCGTGGCTGAACTTCCCTTCAATCCAGCATCAGCGGCGCTTCCCGGTTTGGAAGCGGCTGCCCCGCAGGGTGGGCAGGCTCCCGAGATCCTCGTGCCCCAATACAACCCCGCTGCCCTGCTTGACATGTTCGACAAACTCAAGAAGGAGAGCACGGAATATCGCTGGGTCTGGGAGCGGGAGTGGTTGCGCGACCTGTTCTATGTCGCCAACCGTCAGTGGATCTTCTTCCATCCGACGCGTCGGGAGTGGGTGGACAAGCGGCTGAGCAAGTGGATTCCCCGCCCTGTCACGAACAAGATGGCCGAGACGCTTCAGGCCATTCGGACGAATCTGGCGGCGATTAACCTCTCCGTCGTGGCCCGTCCCATTGGCCATGACACGCAGAGCATTGCGGCGGCGGAAGTCTCCGACCAAATGGCTCCCATGATTCATGAGGAGCACACGATGAATCAGGTCATGCGGGAGGCGGACTTCTGGTTCATCGCCAATGGCAACGCCTGTCTCCAAGTTAGCTGGGATAAGGATGTCCGCTTCAACAAAGTGTTCATTCCCAGCGAGCAGTGCATGGCCTGCGGGCAAGTTATTCCCGCGCCGCTCATTGCCCAGGCGGGTCAGCGGTGTCCGGCGTGTGGCGCATCCCAGTTTCAGCCTGCCAAGAACCCCGATGGGACCCCTGCAGGCACATTCAAAGCCTTTGGCCGGGGCAAAACGACGGCCCTATCCCCCTTTGAGTATGCCTTTCCCCCCAATATCACGCGATTTGATGAACTGCCCTACATCATCCGCATGCGATGGCGGGATAAGCACTACTTTGAAGCCAATCTGCCCCAATATGTGGGGCGGATCATGTGGGAAAAATCCCCATCCGACCGCTCCGTGCAGATTTTCAAGTCCCTCGCCCTGACCAATGATGTCGGGACGGGCTCCAACTTCGCCTATCTCGGGGCGGCGGGTGCGCATACGGTCGAAGGCGTCACGGAATACGAGCTGTGGGTGAAGCCGACGCCTGAATTCCCCGAAGGATTCGTCATGCGTGTCGCGGGGGACCAGTCACCCATCCTCTTGGAGGTACCAGAAGAGGGGATTCCCGGCCCGTTGCCCTACAAGGACATCGAAAACAACGTCCTGTTCCCCTTCGTCCATGCCCAATACGAGCATATGGGGGGCCGATTGTATGGGAGATCGGCATTATCCCCGCTCATCCAGAAGCAGGACCAGCTGAATCAGTTGGATTCGCTCATCCAGCTCCATGTGCAGCGCAATTCCAACGCGGGATGGATCATTCCTGAGGGTGCGGGCATTGATCAGAGCATGGTGACGGGTGAACCGGGCCTGATTCTCAAGTGGAACCCTCTCGCGGCGGGCGGACAAGGCAAACCCGAGCGTGTTCAAGGTGTACCCATCGATGGATCGCTCTTCCAGTTCCGTCAGCAGATTCTCAAGGACATGGAAGAGCTGTCTGGTGCGTTTGACATCATCAAAGGCCAGAAACCCACGGGCGTGGACGCCTTTTCAGCCCTCCAGCTCCTCGTGGAGCGCTCACAGTCTCGCTTTACCTCGGCGTTTCAGGCCAGAGGCCAGATGTATCGGGACTGGTTCAAGATTGCGCTCGAATTGGAGCGGAAATACGGGCCAGAACAGCGCACCTGGGCGGTGGTGGGACCAAATCGTGGTTATACCTTCCGTCATTTCGAGAATGCGCAGCTTCAGGGCCAAGTCGCCATCATGGTAGAGGATGGCAGCAACGTCCCGAAGACCGCACTGGGCAAACGGGCAGCGATTGAGCAGGCCAATAACCTCAAACTGCTGGATCCTGCCGATCCGGACCAGAAATACGCCCTCTTGACCCAGTTTGGCCTCGCGGATCTCGTGCCATCGCTCAATTTCCATGTCCAAGCCGCCAATGAGATCCAAGATGCCTTTGAACGCTGGGCAGAGAACCCTCAGGGACCCTCTCCGCTGGTCATCAAGCCCTGGTTTGACCCCAAAGTGCATTGGACCGAGCGGATCAAGTGGCTCAATACCGACAAACTGCGGGAAATGTTGGCCAAAAACCCTGGTTTGGAGCCCATTATCACGGCCCATTTGCAGCAGTTGCAGCTCATTTTGAACCCTCCTGCCCAGCCCCAAGCGCCTGCACCGGGGGGACCCAAGCCTGCACAGCCACTGGGACCGACCGGAAACGCGGGAGCGATGGGGATGAGCAACCAGAATTCAGCGGCTACCCAGTCGTTGCCGCAGGGCAATCAACAAGTTGGCCCAAACGTCGGGCCTCTGTGAGGTGATCATGCCAAACGATCCTCTGGGGAAGATCAATGCGAACGTCGGGAAGGCCCAATCGTGGCTGGATAAGCTCAAGGCCATCCTTGCCCTGATTGGCATGTGGCGCAAGACCACGTAATGCAGCAAATCATCATCCTCTTGGCGTTTGTGGGTGTGGTCAGCGCCGCGATCTGTGAAGCCTTGGACCATGCCATCACATCGAGTCCTTCGCTGTGTGGAGCCCTGATTGGGTGCTCCACATATTTGTCAATAGTCTTCTCGCGTAGGAAGAAGATTAGGTGGCGTGGGTTATGAATCTCACAGAAGTCGAGAAGGCTTACTTGGCTGGACTGTTCGACGGAGAGGGATGGATAGGCTATTACTTGAGTCGTACTTGTGGAGCTTACTCAGTCTGTGTAGGCATGTTGAACACTGATTTTAGGGCACTTACTTGGATCCAAGCTCATATACCATTTGGCCGAGTTCGTACGAAGCATGATGGCACACGGCGTATGGCTTGGGAGTGGACTCTTAGGTCCAAAAAGCATGCCAAAATTTTTCTCATGATGATTCGTCCTTATCTGATTATAAAGGCGGATCAAGCTGATCTCTTGCTCTCACATTTGGATGCCGAGCAAGCGATCCCATACGGGCAAGGGATGAAGATTCCTGCGGACTTTGTGGTGCGTCGCCGAGAAGTTGCTATGGAATTGAAATCCCTGAAACGAATGGATACTCAGGGCATCCATTAACTTGATAACCTTCCGTTTAGGTTATCCCCTCACGGAGGAACTAGACCTCCGACAACAAAAAGGATAGGGACAGTATGGAAGACATCGGCATCGGGCAAGACACGGGAGCGGCCCCGACAGCTGCCGCACAATCCAGCGCACCGCCGATTGCGACACCATCGGCACCCGCAGCGCAGCCTGCGATAGCAACTGCACAACCGGCAACCCAGCCGACAAGTGGGGTCAGCGATGATCGGTCTACCTGGGTTCCCCCGTACCGACTCCGGGAAACCCGCGAGCAAGCGGCTCGTGAGGCGGCTCAGCAGTGGGCGGCCAAGGAAGCGGAGTATCAGGCTCGACTCGCTCAGGTACAGGGACAGATCCAGCGCCTCGTTGGCGTGACGCCCCCGGAGAACCCGGAGATCGATGCCGTTCGTGGCCAGTTTAGTCAGCTCTATCCAGGGCTGTCTCGACTGGAGGAACGGGCCAACGACCTCTTGGGCATCATCGACCGGGCCGGAGATTTGGAATCCGTCACCACCCATCACTGGCAGGAGTATGGACGGAATGCCATGACGCGCTTGTTTGAACATGCGTCTACGTCTCTTGGGGCTCCCCTCACCCAAGAAGGCAAGGAGACGCTTCATCAGGCCTTTGTGGGTTACGTCTCGGCTTCGCCAGAGCGGACGGCACGGTATGCCAATGATCCGACCATTGTGGATGAATTCTGGCAGCGTCTCACGTCCGGCTTTATCGACCCGGCTCGTCGAGCCGCGTCAGCGACGGTGGATGCGCGAACACAGCAGGCCCTCCCACGGGATACATCCAGTGGGTTGCCGAGCATGTCGGCTCCGCCCAAACCGGCAAACCTTGATGACCGAGCCGAACTAGGCTGGGCACAGTATCAATCCACTGCCAAGCGGTAAGGGATGGCTTGGCGGTTTCGTAGGTAACGCAGTATGGCTGGTGCAGACAAACAGGCTCTAGATGCCATCTTCAAAGATGTGATGGAAGACGGCATCGCGGATGGAGTCAATAACAAGAACCCCTTGCGGGATGTGATCAAGACGGAATCATCCCCCTTCAAGGGCCGCGAGATCCAGAAGGTCTCACATACCGGGAGGAACGTATCTCCCATGTTCGTGGGTGAGGATAGCGCCTTTGCCGATGCAGGCAATCAGACCTATTCCAAGCTCTTCGTCGATCAGCGCAAGCTGATGGCGCGTCTTCGGCTGACCTGGGAAGTCATGGTCGATTCGACTTCCAGTGAGGGTGCGTTCGTCTCAGCTCGCAAGAGCGAGATGCAGTACCTCATTGATGACATCGCTCGCCGGGATGAGTACGCACTCAGCTCCGATGGGCGTGGCGTCCTCTGTCTTGTGGATGAGTCTCCCTCGGGCACCACGGTAGACGTGGATGCGCCGGGCGGGATCACCAACGACAACTTCGGCAACCGCTTCCTCTCCCCTGGCATGTATATTGCGGCAGTCGATCCGGCGACGGGCAACCTTCGCACGTCGATCCGCAAGATCATGTCGGTGGCAGCGGCAGGCAACACGATGACCCTCGATTCGTCCACTCTGACCCTGTGGGCGAATAGTGACTACATCGTGCAGGCGGCGAACTCCAGCGTGACGGATATTCTCGATACCTCGTACGAACACGCGTGGTGGGGCCTGATGGCCCTTGTGGATGACGGGACCTATCGGACGAACTACTTTGGCGTGGACAGAACCGCTGTCCCGGCTTATAGTTCGTACGTGACCGCCTCCACGGGTGCCCTCTCGACGGACCTCATCCAGCGCGTCTCGGACGTGGTGGATCAGAAGCTGGGTGGGAAGATCAACATGATCCTCGCCCATCACAGCACCCGTCGGCTGGTCGTTCAGCTGACGGACGCTGACCGTCGGTATATGGGCGCATCGCTGTTGCGGCCCGATGCGGGCACGGCGGCGTTCAAGCAGGGGGATGTCCCATTCGGGGATGTGCCTGTTCGAGCCATTCGTGACTTCCCGCTGGATGTCATGATGTTCCTCGATCTGACCAATGCCGGGTTCAAGGAGTACGTCTCCGAGCCGGGCAAGTGGGCGGATGAGGATGGCTCGATCCTGACGCGAATCGGAACCAGTACGACCGCCCGAGACTCGTTCGAGGCATGGTATCGCGTGAGGAAGCAGTACTTCCTCGAATACCCGGCCTACTGTGCGAGACTTGACGGGATCACCGGGCAGGCGCTCGTGGTCCAGAGAGCGGCGGGGTCGTAAACCCAGTAGCGTGATAGTCTTGTGGAGGGTCAGTCCTAGGCTGATCCTCCACTTCATCAAAGGAATGGTATGGAGCTAGTCACCGTTCGGAATCGGACGCAGAAAGACCTCGAAGTGTGTTGGGATGGCAAGCGCACCACGATTCCCGTGGGCAAGCCTATCGCCTTGATTGCGACGGTGGCAGAAGCCGCCAAGCGCCAGAATGTGCTGATGGGGAGTGAAGATCCACGCACACTCAGTGTCGTCTCCTTGATTGGCGTGGAGGAGTGGGGAGACGATTGCTCGCCCATCGAGCAGTCGGACAGCATCGAACGCTGGAACCGGCGGAGCCTGCCAAATCAGCGCCCCACAGAGGTCGTCCCCGGACGGGCGGGGTTGTATGCGGAGGAAAAGCATGCATCCCTCCCGCTTGATGGATCGTTTGTCAAGGCGTAATCATGATCAATTATATCCCAGACGAAAATCCCTTCCATCTCGCGGGACCTCCGGCGTGGTGGCTGCGGATGTTGTGGGATTTTGACCACTCCTTGGTGGTCGTGCCATCTCGACAGGGCTGCTACTATCGGCTGGCCCAGCGGCGCAGGATGAATCTCCCGATGCATATCGTCAACGATGCCTTGTTCAAGGAATCGGATACGCGCATGCTGGCGGGGTACAGTCTGGTGCCCGTTACGACCATCTTGGCCACGGCGCAGTGGAGCGATTGGATGTTCCATGAGTTGGGGAATCGCGCTCCGTGGCGGCTCGGAGGGGCTGAAAAAGTCATCAAGGCCATTGAAGATCAGGACATCCGTCAGGATGCCCAGGTGCAGGCCGCGATTGATGATCAACTCACGGAGCGCTCCAAGGACGGGTGGAAACTCTACCAGTCCAAGACGGGAGCGCGACGATTCATCGACTCGACCAAGCAATCTGCTTGGATCCGGCCCAAACCAGGGCCACCGCCGATGGTTGACCGGCGTACACTTCGACAACCTCCTGATTCCTCAACAAGCAGGACAGGACTGATAGTAGGGGCGTACTAGGATCCCTATCTATCGAGACATGTATCATGGCGAATGAAAACGCGAATCTCGTCCGACAGAAGACCCGGATGGCCACACGGAATCCTGGGGTCTACTATGCGCTCAAGGCCTTGTTTCTGCATCTGGCGGCGAACAAGGGCAATCCCGATCTGACCTACATTAACATCGATCCGTACGCCAACGCGTCGGACGGGACGAACTCGGACAATCAGGTCATGGCGGCAGCGGCGACCACGCTCTATGCTGTCTACATCAAGAAGGGGACTGGCTCGACAGCCAACTACTTCAAGATGACCAACCATGCGACCACGGGCACGACGGATGGCACGCAGGACTTCGGCTACAAGATCAGCACGGCTCTGGAGGAAAACCTCTGGCTGTTCCCGAATGGTCATAGCCTGAGTGCGGGTCTCACCATCTCGCAGAACACCGCCGCGACTGGTGCAACGAACTCCCTGTTGATCGACTGCTGCAGCGGCTTTGTCATCCACGCCACGTAAGGGTGGTGATGTATGAGCACAACCAATAGTTACGTTCGACCTCGGAAACTGCCGCTTCCACCTGTCCAGACCTACACAGGGGCGACAGATGCCATTGTCATCTCTCGTGGCGATGTGCATGTCTTGGCGCGATCTGGTGCCGCAGATGCGGCGACCCTTGCCGATCCGACATCCAACACCGATGACGGTCGGGTGATCTGGGTCAAGAACGGTGAGGCGCAGGCGAACACCATTACCATTACCAATGGACTGGGTGGGTCTGGGGCAGGCTACACGACCTTGACGTTCCTCGCTGTCGTGGCTGCCAATGTGACCCTTCGAGCCTATCAGGGGAAATGGTACATGGTTGGGCAGTACGGCATCACGGTTAGTTAACCTCAAGAGGGGCGGGGCCGGGACTCCGCTCCTCTCTTTTGAAAGGAATCCCGAACAATGGCAACACGATATATCCAGAAAGTAGCGGCACTGGCAGACCTGTTGAATCTGCCGACCGCTGGTGGGATTGGCATTTACGGGGGCAAGGTCTATATGAACCTTGGCGGAAATGTGTCCGCCATTTCGAATGCTCCTGCGTTTGGGAATACCCTGCTCGTGGATTATGACCACGGCAGCGCGACGGATACCCGTCTGCCCTACTCAACCATTCAGCTCGCGGTAGCGGCAGCGGCTCATGGGGATACCATCCTAGTTCGTGCCAGAGACATTGATACGGCTGGGGTTGCGGCGGGCACGGCGGATGATCCTCCCGGCTACTTGGGCGACATTACGATTACCGCCGGGTTGGACGGTCTTCGGCTTGTGGGTGTGGGGAATGGCACGTCGCAGATGGGTCAGCCCTGCATTCGTAAGGGCACCACAACCACCAACCCACTCATTACCATTGAAGCGCCGGGCGTGTTGATTGATAACTTTACGATCAACGGGGCTGGGGCGACTGGTGGTGGGATCAAGTTGCTGGCTGATGGGTCCGCGAAGGATGCTGGGGGAGCCATTATCTCCGGTTGTCACTTCAAGAACTGCAAGAGTACTGCGGCAGCCAACACCGGTGGGGCGATCTACTGGTCTGCGGGATCTTGTTGGTATGTCACGATTGCCAACAATGACTTCTTCGATTGCCGCTGTGGGATTGGGATGCTCTCGACGAGTATCAGTGTTCCCCGCGATCTGAAGATCCTGGGCAATCGGTTCTACTCGGCGGTCAACACGACCGTAGATGCGGATATCTATGTGGCGGCTGATGGGGTTCTTGGACTGGTGATCGACGGAAACGTGTTTGGGACCGTTGATGTGCCTGCCTATGCGACCTCCCCCACTGCGGCCCGGTATATCTCACTGGGTGCAGGGACGGCTGGGGTGATCTCCAACAACGTCTTTGCGTGTATCAGTCAGGGCACGAATGCCAAGACCTTTGGTGCGGCTGGGGATGCGTGTATTGTTCCGACCACGGTACGAATGGCTGGAAACTACGGCGAACCGGCATCGGATGCCACGGGTGATTCGGGTGACGTGTTCCGAACCTAATTTAGCGTAACTGTGGGGAGGGGTTCCGCCCCTCCCTCTCGTATCGGAGACTCGCATGAAAGTGACGAACGGAGACATCTTCAACGCTCGTGAGGCGCTCCAGACGCTCATGAAGGAACGCCTGCCCGTCAAGGTGAGCTACTGGTTGGCACGATTGGCACGGAAGCTCAACGACCAACTGACCATCATTGAGGAGGTTCGACAGGGACTGGTCAAACAGTATGGCGAACCAGACGAGAAGGGTGAGAACATCCAGATTCAACCTGGCTCCAAGAACATGGGACCATTCCTCGCAGACCTCAATGAACTCATGGGACAGGAAGTTGAGCTAGACAGTGATATCATCAAGCTGCCGGGGGATGGGTTCTCCATTGAACCCAGCGTCCTCTTGGCCCTTGACAAATTCATCGAAGTCGGCTAGAGACTCTAACATGGGTGGGACGGCTGGGGCTGTCCCACTCCTTTCTGAAAGGTACCCCAAACAATGGCAATTATCAATGTGGGTGGTCGGGAATATGGCCTTGCCGTCGCGGGCAATGTCTATACCTGTATCAACACGACTCCAGGCACCGCGATTGTGGGCCATGCGGCAGCCACGACCCTGGACAAGACGAAGGCCCTCCTCCATCTCTATAATGGGGGATCGAAAGTGATTGCACCTATTGGTCTGCGGCTCAAGCTGGAGAATGCAGGCACGGCAGCGGTGACGGTCGCCTTTACCCAGGAACTGGACAAAGGCCCGACGCGGTATGCTTCAGGTGGATCGGAAATTACCGCCGTGGCCACGAATCTGTCAGTTGGGACATCGGGTGCGACGATTCATTTCGGCGCAGCGACCCTGACGGCGGCCACGACAGCTATGCGCTATGTTGGCCACGCCCGCTATCGGAACGTCATCGGTGTGGTTGAGGACACCTATCTCTTCTCGTGGGGCGCTCCGGCATCTGGTCCCATCACGAACCTGACGACCCTCTCAACGGGCGTGTCGAGTGTTGGCATCAACTACCCGGCGATTGTGATCAACCCTGGCGAGCAGTTCGCCATCTACCAGTGGGCGGCTTCGCAGTCGGCTGGTTATCAGTTCGAGTTCCAGTTCGACTTCCTCGAAGGCTAACCGGGCATCTAAGTAGGGGTCCTCTCCTAGAGGGGACCTCTCTGTTCTGACTACTTTCAAAAGGACTGACTCATGGCACAAGCCTGGCCTGTTCCTCAAGCGGGGCCTCTTACGGCGACGACAGGCGCTCAACGGGCCGGGATCATCTTTCCGGCAGCCTCGCGTTTGAACACAACGGATAGCGGGGTGTTTACGGGTGTCGCCTATGCGAACTCTGCTGCCAGCGGTGTTCGGCTCTTCATTGATGTCACGGATAGGCACACCAATGGCACCTTGACTGTCAAAGTGCAAGCCCAAGATCCTGCATCGCTCAACTGGGTAGATATTCCGAATGCCACGACTGCAGCCATTGCAGCCACTGGCACGACAACTCTGACCATCTATCCTAGCATTACGGAAACGGCTAACGTGGATGTAGCGGCACCGCTGGCTGCGATGTGGCGAGTCATTGCCACGGTCGCGACGGCCACCATGGACTTTTCCATTGGGGGCGAGTACCTGGGTTAGGAGTCAATCATGAAATATCATGTGATCCCGCTCATCAATTCTCCTGCTGACTTGGAAACGGCCTTGAACGCCATGGTCGAGAACAAGGGCACGTTGGCGTGGATTGCGGTGGTGGAGAACTGTACTTATACCCTGATCTATACCACAGAATAGTGGTGGATACATGTCAACGCTAGTTTCAACGATTGAAACCCTTTCTCGCCTCCGCTTAGGGGAGACGACTGCCAGTTTCTGGACCTCTGCCGAGCTGGTCGGGATCATCACGGCAGGCATCCGGGATCTCTGGCGGGATATCGCGGACTTGAAGGGAGAACACTACCTGAAGGTCAACGATACGGATGTCTTCCTCGTGGCGGGAGCCTACCAGTTGTCTGGGGTGCCTGCGGATGTCCACAAGGTCTATCTCCTAGAGGCGCGTGACACATCCTCCACCAGTGCCAACGTGGGACTCATCTTCACCCCGCTGGAATTCAACCATGAGACGTTCCAGATGGCCCGCTCGCGGGATGCCATTGATCCGTCCAACGAAGTCATCTACTACGCCGTAGCATCACAAGGCGCTCCCGTCTCGGCTCCCATCATCTACACCGCTCCGGCAACGACCAGTAATGTGAATGTCACGTTCTACTACGTGCCGTCTTTGGGTGATCTGGAGAGTACCAGCACTGTGCCTATCCCTGGCGAAGCGGACAATGCGCTGGTCGCGTGGACGGTCGCGTTTGCGCGGGCCAAGGAGCGGGAGGATCGTGCGCCCGATCCATCGTGGTTATCGATCTACGCTACGGAGAAGACCCATCTCCTGCAATCGCTGGGACTGAGGCAGTATCAGGAACCCGCTGTGGTCGATGCCTTCTTTCAGAGGTATTGGTGATGCAAGTCAATCAGCAGCCCCTTGACGATGTGCGGATGTCCGCCGATCCATTCATGATCACGTCTCTGGTCAAGGCCATGCACTCCGCATTGGAGCATGCGGCCATCCCGGATGTGACGACGCCTGCGGAGGTTCTATCAGCCCTCTTTACGCTGCTACGCCATACCCTCATGGTCATGTACAGCATGGAAAACGCGGAGGATCGGGACTTCAATCGCGAGCAGGTGGGGAAGGCCCTGACGGATCTGCTCATGGAGTTTGGCACCAAGGTCCATTGATATGGGCGGGAAAATCGATCTCTACGGCTTGGGCACGAAGGGTGTCAACGTCGTCAAGAGCGCCGTCCATCTGAGTCCTCAGGAACTGACCAAGGCCCAGAATGCCGTCGCAGACGATCTGGGTGAGGCCGGAACGCTGCGGAAGCGCGATGGACTAGCCAAGCTGAACTCGACCGCCTTTGCGAGTGGAGGGACAGTCAAGGGCGCGATCAATCTCCCCTTTGCCTATACGCCGACCGTCACGCTCTATGCTGGCATTGACACGGGTAAGTCCACCCTGTGGCGCACATCGACCAATGGTACGACATGGGCCAGCAACACGACGGCTCCTGTCAAGTCGCAGTTCGCATCCAGCAACCAGACCACGGGCGTGATCAGCAACGCTGCGATGGTGAGCTTCAAGAACAAGCTCTACTATGCGGGCAGTGATTACGTTGTCTACCCCACGGCGAGCTACTCAGATCCCACTATCCATTGCTGGGATGGGACGACTGATTCCGTTGTAGGCTATGCCCCTAAGAACATTGCCGTGGGAGCCACCACGACGGCGCAAGCCATCATCGCCATGTGCTTGCACGATAACAAGCTCTACTTCTCCACGCTCGATGGGGGAGCGGCTCCCCTGCTCAATAGCCGGGTCTTTGAGTTCGATCCGGTCACGGGAGCCATCAAGCAGATTGGCTACACGGCAGCGGTGGCGGCCACGGAGTTTAGTGGAGGCGTGGTCTGGGCACTGACCTCTCATGCCGGTTCGCTCTGGGCAGGGACATCCTATCTCAATGCCGGATCGCAATCTGGCCATGTCTACTACATCCGTCCGGGGGTGGATACCTCATGGACCGATGATGAGACCTTGACGGCCAATCAAGTGGTCTCCAGCATGGCGAGCTATAAGGGCTTGCTCTATGTGGGATGCCGGGTGGACACGATTGGGAGTCCTGTCCGCTGTTACGTGCGATCCTCGGCAGGAGCCTATACCGTCAGTGACAACGGGGGGAACACGGGTGCGGGCTACTCGCACTACTCAGGCTTGACGGTGTTTGGGGCCAACCTCTTTGCCCTGCGCTATGATGACTCAGCGGCTACGGCCAGCCGAATCACAGTGAGGAAATTCACTGGTTCGGCGTGGAGCACTGTCTATACATTGGCTACACTGGGAGCTAGTCGCACACAGCACTTACTGGGACAGGGAATCCTTGCGCCTGACAGTTCAGCAGTCTACTTGGTCATTGCCGAGACGGATGGAGCCGGAGCCACCGATCCAGACAGCGATGGCATTATCCTGCGTTCAACGGATGGCACGACCTTCACGGAGGTCGATACCTTTACCAACCTTCGAGGCTTTATCGGTTATGTGATCACGTGATATTATGCAAAGCGATTTGTCACCTACGTTTCTAGCTTGGGCTGCTGGATTCTTCGATGGTGAAGGGTGTGTACAGGCTCCGCCAACAAGTTATAGCCGATCTAGGTCCAACCAAGTGAAAGCTATTGTAGGGAATACAAACAAAGAGTCGTTGGACATCCTCCAAGCAGCATTTGGTGGAAGCCTGTTGGAACGCCACTTCGTTCGCCCAGGCCGCAATAAGCCATTGCATGTGTGGTCTGTTACTTGTCAGAAAGCGGAAGATTTTTACAGAGCTATCCGTCCTTATGCTGTAGTAAAGCGTCCGCAGATCGATCTTGCGCTAGCGATTAGGGAACAAGTACATGCTAGGAAGGTACTCCGTGGAGGCTGGAGCAGGTTTAAGCGGGAAGACAGTACGGATCGGTTTAGCAAAATAGCAGTCTTGGTGTCTCAACTGAAACAATGCAATGGGGGTAAACTAGGAAGGGAGGACCAAAATCTCTAGCTATTGGGTGGTCCAGGCCGGAGCAACGCTCCTCGCCGTGCAGACGGATGGCACGGCGGCTACGCTAGCACTCCCGACTGGTGTGACCATCAACAGTGCCGAGTTTCCGCGCATGTGCGTGCTGGGCAAGAACACGTTTGTCGTCAATTCCCCGTCTCGCCCATTGTGGATTGACACCAATCGCAATGTCTACCCATTGACGATTCGCCCGCCTGCGGCAGCCCCTGTCCTGACGGCGACAGGAAGTGGCAGCTTGACAGGGGTGTATCTCGTCACCTGCACGTTCAAGGTCAAGGATCCGATTACCAAGGCCACGCTCTACGAGTCTGACTTTGGCCCGACCTCGGCAGCCAGTGCAGCCCTAGCAGCCCAACTCTTGGTCGCCAATGGCGTGCCCCTGAGCGCGGATAGCTGTGTTAACGCCCGAGGGCTCTATCGCACGACGGCGGGGGGATCCACCTTCTACCCTTGGATTGACATTGATGACAATTCCTCCGATAGCGTCACGGATGGATTAGCGGATGATTCCCTGAGCCTCGTCGCGGCTCCGACAGACTTGGGTGTGGCTCCCAACTACTTGGAAATCATTCAACCGTGGAAGAACCGCCTCTGGGGGCGGACGAGCGTGGAACTCGATGACCTCCGCTGGTCATCCAATGGCAAGTTCTACGCGTGGCCTGCGGACAACTCCATTCCCATTCCCCCCAAGGGGAAGGATCAGGTCGGGATCACGGCCATTGTCCCCCGCCGGGATGAGTTAGTGGTCTCGCGGTTGGATTCCCTGCACAAGATCACCGGGACGGAGGAAGCCAACTTTACACGCTCTGGCGTGGCCGAGGGTTACGGCATCCTCTCCCATGAGTCTGTGCAAGTGATCCGCGATCAACTGATCTTCCTCGGCAACCCTCCCGGTATCTATACCTATGGCTCCGGGGGGTTGGCCTGTGTCTCCGATGCCAAGGTCAAGTCGTGGTTCTCGACGGACACCTACTTCAATCGTGGGCAGTTTGTCAATGCCTTCAGCCGCTACGATCCGGTGGGGAACACGTATCAACTGTTCCTAGCCGCTACGGGTGGAACCACGATCAACCGCTGGATCGAGTGGAACATCGATGACGATACGTGGTGGGGGCCACACTTGACGAGTGAGTTTACGCCCACCTGTGGCAGTCAACTCAATGACAGCAATGATGTCCTGCTTCCTGTCATTGGGAGCAGCAATGGCTTCCTCTGGAAGGACAATGCCGGGTCCTACGTGGATGGGGCATCGACCGCCGTGGCGATGCTGGTGGATACGCCATTCTGGTCTGCCAATACTCCAGACATTGAGAAGGTGTGGCTTGAACCGACCATCATCTCCAAGATTCAGGGCTCTGGTACCTTGACCATCACGCCCAAGGTGGGCTCTCTGGCGGCATCAGCGGGAACGGCCATCTCGCACACCCTCACACTGGGCCGGGAGCGCCTCCGCCGTCTGGGGCAGGGCCGATTTGTGCAACTCAATCTCAGCCAAGCTACTGGGGTCGGGTGCGAAATCTACGGCATTGAACTACCCTTCTTTGAGGTGGGACGCCGGTGACATGTCGAGCGCTAGATAAGATCACGTGGCCGATCACCCAAGAGATGATCGAGGCCATCAACGACAACTTTCAACGGTTGTTCGCGGATCTGGCCTCTGGGGCGCTGGTCGTCACCTTTGACATGACGAGTGGGATCTTCCCCCTGACCGTGGCCAACGGTGGAACCTACATCACGAGCTACACGGTGGGGGACTTGATCTATGCTAGTGGCGCTACTACCCTCTCCAAACTCGCTGATGTCACGGCTGGGAAGTACCTGAGAAGCGGGGGATTAGCCACTGCTCCCCTCTGGTCCACCCTCACCCTGCCTAATGCAGCCGTCAAGGGTGACATCCTCATTGCGACCGATACCAATACCATTGGGAGTGTGGTAGATGTGGCCGTGTATCGAACGCTCCATTCAGGGGGAGTGGGAGCGATTCCTGCGTGGAGCCTCGTGGATCTGGCGACAGACTGCACGGGAGCCTTGGATGCGACTCAGGGAGGCACAGAACAGACTGCGGTAGCTGTAGGCGATCTCTTGTATGGATCAGCCCTCAACGCCTGGTCCCGCCTTTCTGCAGGGTTGGCTGGGCGCTATCTAAGAGGGGCGGGTGCAGCCACTGCTCCTGAATGGTCTACCTTAGTTCTCCCCAACGTGATGACCACTGGCGACCTCTTTGTAGCGACCACCACCAATACTGGTGGATCCATTACTGCAGTAGCAGCAGGGAAGCTGCTGAGATCAGCAGGTACCAGTACAGTACCAGCCTACTCTACATTCACCATTCCTGACACCTTTGCCAAAGGAGATATTCCCACTGCAACCGCTGCCAATGTCCTTGGGGTGATTGCTCCGAGCACTGCTGGTCATGTTCTGACTAGCAATGGGGCCACACTTGCCGCCAGTTTCCAAGCCGTGCCTGCTGTAGCTCATGTGGTGCTTTCAGATACCCATACTGACACGCTTGCAGACACCGTGATTCGTGGCGATGTCTTGTATGGCAATGCGACTCCCAAATGGGCACGACTTGCCTTTGCTGCCAACTCACTGCTAGGCTCAAATGCTACTGATGTCCTCTGGCTGACAGACATTCCCACTGCTGTGACCATTGGTGGGGCCTATGTCTATCGGGCCAGTGGCACGGATGTCCCTGTGGCTGATGGGGGGACTGGAGCGAGCACATTCACTGCCTATAGTGTCATCTGTGCAGGCACGACCGCGACTGGAGCGTTCCAGAATGTGGTGGGGGTTGGTAACGTAGGAGAGGTGCTGACCAGTGCTGGGGCTGCTGCGCTGCCTGCATGGGCTGCATTGGGAGCATGGGTGGCCCATGATGTCCTGAGCGCCACGCATGGGGACACTTTAGTAGATTCAGTGCTTGATGGCGATGTCCTCATTGGGAATGTGACTCCTAAATGGAGTCGCTTGGCCATTTCCGTTCCTGCGGCTGGACTGATCAATCATCTGGCTGTGGCGAATGGTGAGACCCGTCCATCTTGGAAGGCCCTCTTCGATGCCACCGTTCCAACCACCAATGCGCCTAGTGATGCGGCTGGTGTAGGAACGGCTGTTGTAGCAGCGCGGCGAGATCATCAACACGCAAATCCTGCGACATGGCCTGCTACTGCTCACGCCCTGCTGGACGGATCGGTCCACAGTGATTCAGTAGCTGATGACGTTTCCCGTGGCTCACTCATCTATGGGAACTCGACGCCCAAGTGGGCGGAACTGGTGGTTGGGGCCGCCAATTCGGTACTAACCAGTAATGGGACAGACGTAGCATGGTCAGTGACCCCAACTATTACAGGGCTGACTACTACTGCGGTTGCTGCACATACCACTGCCGCTGAATCATGGGTAGGACCGTCCAGCACGGCGGGGATCTACTTCAAGGGCGGCTTGGTAGGGATTGGCACGGTAAATCCCCTGATCTTGCTGCACCTCGAAGCGGCCACCGCCCAACTCTATCTCGTGAGTTCCACAGGGACGAACAAGGTTGGAACGCTCTACAACAACACCGGAGGGAACGTCTACGTTGGAGCGGAGCGAAGTGTCGGAGCGGGGTACTTCACCGGATCATCGGCATACGCTGCCGTGTTTGGACATTCAGGCGCGTACCCGACACAACTGGCGACCAACGGCGCGGTGCGGGTGACGATTGATAGCGCAGGGTTTGTGGGGATGAACATCGTGGCTCCGCAAGCCCTGCTGGACTTGTCTCAGACCAGCGTGGGCGGAGCCGTGACCGACCTCATCATGCGGAACACGGACGCCACGAGTGGGGCTGGTGCCACGTTCTACTTCTTGGTGGGGACGGGTGCCCCCGCGAACGCGAACGGTCTCGGTCTCTATCGTGCTCAAGCGACAGCCGTGGGCACGCTCAAATCCGATCTCATCTACTACAACAACACGGGAGATGCCCTTACAGAGCAACTCCGGCTTGTGGGCGCGACCTCGTTGATCAAGTTCACCCAGTACGGGGCAGGTACCCTCACAACCGACGCGGCTGGCCTGATTACTGCCGTGTCTGACGAACGGCTGAAGGACATTCAAGGGCCGTTCGGTGCAGGGTTGGCCGAACTTCTATGTGTGGTGCCTATTCTCTACAAACACACGAAGGAGTCGGGATTGGATACGATCAACACGTACGCAGGGTTCTCAGCCCAGAATGTGATGCGGTACATTCCCCAAGCGGTGGGGAAAGACTTAAGGGGCTGGTACACCTTCAATGATCGTCCAGTGCTGGCGGCAGTCGTGAACGCGATCAAGACACTTCAGGGTGAGATCGATGAACTTCGAGCGTGCGCGAAGTTTCCGATGTGGGATCGGACGATAGTGACCATCTTGGATGAGACCGGGATCATCTCGTCGGCTCGTGCTCGTTAGGAGGGGTATCTATATGGTTCTAACCATCACCCTCGACGCGTTGACCTTCGCGGAACCTAGCTTGGATGGCACTTGGACCTTTGAGTAAAGGAAAAGATTATGGGCATGTTTACTGGTGGGTCGGTGGGGGGCAAGTACTACAGGGATGTAGAATCCTATGCAGCAGCCCAAGCAGCGGCGAAGGCCAAGGAGCAGGCACAGGTCACTCAAACGACCAGCCCTGCGACGGCAGGGAACTATGCCGGAGGGCCTGCCCAGTATGCGCCCATCTCTCCGGGGCAGGAGTCTCCAGCCTTGACGGGATTGAAGGCATCCACGGGTGTGCAGACAGATGCCCAGCGAGCCTTAGCTGAGCAGCAGGCTGCTCTGGATGCGACAGCGGCAGCACAGGCTGCGGGGTTTGGCACAGCGGCTCGCACCCAGCAGGGGGAGATTGATACTGGTGCTCGGACTCAGCAGGGCGAGATCGAGATGGCTGGGCGGACGCAGGCCCAACAGTTGGCTGAGCAGCAGGAAAATGCGGAAGCCGCTCTACAAGCCCAAGCTGAGTCTCGGCGTTTAGGGCAACTGCCCAAGATCATGGATGCCATTGGGATGGGGAGTAGCAGTGACACAACGACCACTGGTGGAGGGGGCGTCGAATTCCCTGACACCTCTGCGGCGTCAAATGCCGCTTGGCTCCGGGCCAAGGATCGCACGGCCAACACGTATCGAGGGGCACTCGATGCCCTCCAGAACCAGATGGTCGGGAGAGGGATTGAAGGCTCAGGCATTGAAGCTGCCAACACGCGTGGCTTGATGGGTGCGGGAGCCGGTGAGTTGAGCGATGTGGCACGGGAACAGGCCATTCAGGATGTGGCAAGCCAACTCGACATCGCCAAGACGAAGTATCAGGGGGGCATCACGCAACGGGGACAGAATATCAGTCTCGCCCCATCCCTACTAGGCTTGTTCTCAGCGAGGTACTAAGATGGCGTGGACAAAGAAGCAAGGGGAATCGGGCAAGGAGCAGAATGACTGGCAGTGGGCGGGGGGAGGATCTCCAACCACGCCTAGTCCCGGTGTCGTCACGACCCGCCCACCTGTCGCGAAGCCCAAGCCCTTGCCAGCCCTTCCCCCTCAGATGGGGCCACGGATGGGCAGTCCGGGACCGACACCGCTACCGATTGATGCTGGGACGCGAGTGCCACCCGCTGCGCTTCCTGCGGTTCCTCAGATCGCTCAATCGAGACCATACATCAACGTGGCTGGTGGTGCTACTACTCAAGAAGAGCCTGCGTTAGCGAGACCATATGATGTGCAGAAATCTGCCGTCATGTCTCCTACTGCGCCGCCTCCCTCCTTCGACATGTCTGCGGCATGGGGCATTACACCTCCGGGTGCCAGCAATCCTCCTGCCCCAGCCTTGACTGGACTGCAGGCAGCGGCTCCTACTCCAGAAACACGGGTGAATGAGACGCTTGGTGGGGCCAATCCTGCGGCCATGCAGGAAGCCCAGAAGCGCACCTCGATGCAGGATCAAGTTCAGCAGCAAGATTACTTGGCCGAACAGGCCAAAAAGGGTTTGATGACGGGTAGGTACTAAGATGGGTGGACTTGTTCTCCCTCGGCGGCAAACGCCGTCCAGCCAGTTTCCTCGGCAAGGCAGGCCGCAAGCCACGCCGGAACAACCGGCTTCATCTACACAGGCAGGCGCATCACAGCCAGTCGCGGGGTTGCAGCATGCGGCAGATGGCGGCGGGGCCTCGAACTATCATGCGCCTGATGGCACGGTCTGGAAGAACAAGGCGATGTACGATGAGTACCAGACGCGCAAGGCGGCTGCGCCTCTTCCAGCTGCACCGACGGCTCCAACCACTCCTACTCCAGCGCCAGCGCCTGAACCCACCCCGGCACCTGTCGCTGAACCCATAGCGGGGGGAGGGGGTCTGCCAGCAGCGGCTGGGACCAATGCACCCGTTGACTCGGCGGCGTTGGCGGGCCTACAAGCCGCTGTAGAGTCCACACCCATTACGTCCATCCCCATGGCTGATGAACTCGGCTTGGGCATTGGACAGCGCATTCCCCCCCAGTATGACAACATCCTCGCCCAGTTGAGAAGGATCTACTAGATGAAACCGATCAAACCTTGGACCTATGGCACATCTCCAGCCCCGTGTAACTGGCAGGAAGCCGCTGATGCCCTCAAGACCATTCGGCAGCCCAAGGCTAAGGGATCGGGACTGCTCGACCGCCTCGCCGCGATTGAGACGCTCTTGAAGGAGAAGAAGTAATGGCGATCCGACTCAATAAACCCTACATGCCGATCACGGGTGTCGGTGGGGCTGTGGCAGGAGACAATCCGCCCACCATCTGGTCCGATCCCAGTCTTGATGTGCCCCAGACCCAAGCCCCGAAGCAGTATGTGCCGGGATACTTCGGGCCTGAAGATACCACGCAAGGCCCCTTTGGACGAGACTTGAGTGCCAGCCAGCCCCTCTGGGCACGCTACATTGATGCCACACAACGGCAGAGTGGGGCAGCGCCATCGGGTAAGGTTAAGCTCAATCCTCAGCAGGACTCTTTCCAGCCGGGAGCGGACACGCTCACCACGGCAGGGCTTATGCCGGGGGTTTCTCCACGCATGAGCATGTATGAACTAGCTCTGGCAGGCTTGAAGCGAGCCGGAAGGTAACTATTATGGCAGATCCACAGAGACCTCCTCGAACCGCTCGTGAGTGGCAATTAGCCACACAAGCAGGCATAGAGCCTGAAGTGGCTACGGTTCCGCCTGCCCCTATGTTCCCTCCAGAGTCTCCTATTGGCCGAGTTTTCAGCTTGCCGACGCGCACCATGGATGCTGCGCTCGATGCGTTGCAGAAAGCGGGTCAGTGGGCTACTACGGCCCCCCCAAAGCCATCCTTGACTGAGCCACCTACCGCTGATTGGCCAAGCGCGACATCGTATCCTGCGATGGGAGAGGTCAGTGAGCTTCTCCCTCCTGAGAAGGGTAGCGGAGTACCTTCCGCCTACAATCCGACAGTTATGGCAGGCGGAACAGGGATGACTCTATCCACTCCTGAATCCCAGAAAGCCGCAGCGAACAAGCGAGCTGAGATGGGTTCTATGGGTGCCCTACAAGGTTTGGAATCGACTGAGTACCAAGATAAACCTTATATCCCTGGTGGGGGCATAACATCTGGGACTCAACGTGCCAGTGCAGGGCCAAGTGGAGGATACGGTGTACCCACTACCATAGCCGATGTGGGTGGGAGTATGGGAAATCTTGAAGAGTTGATGCGCCTCGCCAATGCTGAACCGGGCACCACAGCTCCCGGCGTGACTCAGTATTGGCAGGATGAGTTGAAGGAACGCTTGGAACCTGAGGACTACAATCGTCTCCAAGCCCGGAAGCAGCAGGAAGAGATCATGGCCGGATTGACCGCTGCACATCCTGCGGTCTTTGGTGCGTTGGAAGCCAAGGCCCGTCGAGCAGCCATGCCTCAAGCAGCGTATGGCGAGGCTCAGTTCCAAGGGCAAGTGGCTGGTGCCAAGAGTCGGCTCGGAGTGGAAGGCAGTCGCGCTGCACAAGCCGAGAAATCGAGCAAGATTGCCTATGCTGGGCAACTAGCAACCGCGCTCTCTCGACTCATGAGCAGTGCGCAGGGTGCCACAGATGAAGGGCAGGCAGTGGCTGCCCAACTGCAGGGCCTGTTGCTGGCCACGCTGGGCGACCTCGAAGACGTGGATATGAGTGAGTTTGAAGAGGAGCAGTAATGCCTCCACAACGGCGAAAGAGTAATCTCGCACTCTACCTCGAAGCCCAGAGGGCAGCCGACGCTGCTCCAGCCCAACCTCAGGTGAGTGATCTCCGTCGCTACTTGGCGATGGGGGCGAGAGGTGCTGGAGCCCTCATGGGCCTCACCCCTGTCACGGGAGCCATTGGGGGTGCGCTCGGGGAGACCGCTGGGGAACTGCTCGAAGAGACTCCACTCAGTCCGGCGCGGATCGCGGGTGAAGCCGGTGTGGGCTTGCTGGGTGGGGGGTTGGTGTCTCGCATTGGGCGATTGGCTGGGAAACCATTGAGAGCGGCTATTGAGGGTGCAATGCTCTCAGGAGCCGCCCCAGTCGTTCGGAGTGTGGTGGAACAGCAGGAACTCCCAGACCCTAGTGAGATAGCACTGTCAGCTGGACTTGGCGCTGGCACGGCTGGGGGATTGACGGCATTGATGGGGCGACTTGGAGCCAAGGTGGGTCCGGCTCCACCGACCATCCTCCGTGGTGCGGAGATGTTTGGGGAGAAGTACGGCACGCCTACGGTGGAGGGGGCGGCTAGGATTCCTTACACTAGACAGGCCACTGCGTTAGAATCCCCTCGCGTCCAGAGGATTGTGGCGAAGGAGGAAACTGCTGCAGCAAAAGCGGCTGCGGCCCAAGAGAAGGCTGACCTTATAGCTGACCGCCAAGCGGCGATCACTACCGCCATTGAAGAAGGCAGGCTGACTAGAGGTAGACCGGCTGTTTCGGAGAGCGTGAGTGCGCCTGACGTTGAGGGCGTTGGAACCCTCAGTATGCGGACACCTTTGAAACCTCCCAAGAAGACGACAAAGGCACCTATTGTCAACGATCTCGATCCAACACTAGCTACACCTCAGGCTCCTCGCGTTACTCTAGAAGAGTCTAGAGCGCTTCTAGCGGCACGTCTAGCTCATCGCACGGACCCGACTACACCACTAGGCCGGATGTTTGGCACGGCGGCTAAAGCCCCCGAAGCGGCTGAAGTCAAGTTTGCTGGTTGGACTCCTGCTGAGGCAGGTGTTGCACCTCAACCCTACTTCACCCTTCCCGGAGGCAGCACAACTATTGGTGAGGAAGCAGTCATCAGCAAGGGACTCCAAGTTCCTCAATATCCTCCATTCAATCCTGAGGAAGCGGCTGGTGCGGTTGCGGCTAAAGCGGATCGCATTGGTGAGATGTTTGGGAGGAAAGTTCCTGAGTCCACTCCTATGGCGCGTGAAGCCTTCCTCGCTGACCAACAGGCGCAGATTGCGGCACAGCAAGCGGCCACGGAACCAGCCATCACCACTCCTCTTGCCAAGCTGCTCAATGTCCTCCCTGAGGAGAACCTCCCCACTCAGATGGGGAACTATGCCATTCCTCCTAATCCCAGTGCTCACCTACTCCGTCCAGGAGTCAGTACAGTTGATCTCGCTACGGAGAAGGCACAACAGTACGCTCCTGGTGCGAGAATCACGCAAATCAAGAAACTCCTCATGCCTGAGGGAAAGGGAGAACTGGAGAAGGCCATTCGTCAGCGGTCACACATTGATGAGAGATTAGCAGGGAAGCCGTATGTGCCTCCTGCTGAGTACGCTCCAGGAGCGCCTACTGCTGCACGTGCAGTGGAAGCAGCGGTTCCTGAAGTGGCCCCTGTTGCAGCGGCATCCGATGACTGGATGAAACAAGTAGAGGCTGAAATCCAAGCCGCTCAGGAGGCCAAGGTTGCAGCGCAGGGTGCGAATGTGGCTCCTACTCCCCCTGCCATCAATCCAGGGCGTGCATTATTCCAGAGTCTAAAGGAAGGTCAGAAGGGTGCTATCAGCCCTAAACTGTTGGCACGATTGGGGTTAGGCACAGCCGGGGCCCTCGCTGGTGGCACGATGACTCCTGAGGATCCCCTTGCTGGGGCGGTCATGGGGGGTGTGGCAGGTGCGGCGCTCCCATCCCTTCCCGGCATTGTGAAGGGTCTCACCCAGCTAGGAGCCAAGCCTGAAGCACTCGCCAACTTGGAGACGCAAGTTCAGACATCTGGAGGTATCAAGGAGGCTGCCAAACGCATCGCGGAATCCATGCCTGCCATCCAGCGGTTCAACTACTTGGCTAGTCCTATTGGGTTGCCTGCTAACGCCCTCTTTGGTCCTTATGGCTCGGCTTACATGTCTGCCATCGAACATGTCTTGTCAGGAGATTCCAGAGGTTGGCAAGTCTTGCGTGAAATGACTCCGATGGCGTTTGCCAAAGAGTACCCCAAAGCCTTTGATGAAGCAGCATCCCTTATCGCGCATGCGCAGGAAGGGGCAGCCGTAGGCCGTGCGGAGGTCATAGGCGGAAAGCTGGGTAGACAAGCTGAAGGCTATCTCGCCCTTCCCGGTGTAGCGATGACGGCTGGAGACGTGACGGCGCGGCGCTTCTTGGAGCGAGCAGGATTTAGTGGTGATGAGGCTCGACGTATCACGCTCACCAGCGAACCTTTTACCCGCTGGGGGCATGGCGGAGCGAGTCTCAAAAGTTGGCTCTGGAACATGCTCTTCCCATTCAAGCGGACGCCTATCAACATCGCTGAGCAGGGTGGGTTGCGGACGCCGGGATTGGGATCGCTGCTTCAAGCTTTGCCGGGAGCGCCGCCTGCATCAGTGCGGACGCAACTGGTTAGACAAGGTATGGGTGTAGGAAGTGCGCTAGGGGCAGAGCAGATTGGGGAACATCTCACACCGGAACAGGCTCGAACCTACCGCCGTTATCTGACCAATCTTGGGGGGCAGTACAGTGCGCCCGTGGCGGTCGGCTTCACAGTCGGACAGGCAAGACGGGCTGGACGGCCCATGACGCAAGGCTTGGTTAGGGGAGCCATGAATGCACTGCCCCTCCCATCAGGAGACCCTTTGCTGGAGTGGGGCAGGTTCCTGCAAGCTCCACGCACGGCTGAGGTGCCACGTGGGGCCTATCCGGCTGTGCTTAGAGAGTCGATAGGTCCGTTCCTGAAGTGGCTGAAGGGGCAACAGCCATCCGAATTCAACCGTCTCTTTCCAAAGGTCAAGTGATGCTTAACTTCATTGCAGAACTCTTCACGATCCTCAATGCGGCTACCCCGATTGCGGTCATTGCGCTCTTGGGTGTGATCATCTACGTCCTCGTCTGGCGCGGTGGGGGACTGGGCAAGATCAAGAAGGATCAGGAGATCCTGGCTGCTAATCATCTCCATGAGATCCAAGGCTGCTTGGAGCGGATTGAAAAGGGCGTGCAAGGCATCGAACTCAACATCAATCAGACCCGACATGAAATCGTGAAGCAGCAATCGGACATTCAGATGGCACTCACTTGGTTGCAGGCGAAGACGAATGGGCACTCTACACCGTAGGAGGTTACATGGCGTTCAGCGTATCGGACACGATTGGTGACGTAATCAAGCGGGAAGGGCCACCCAGCAATGATCCTGTCGATGCTGGGAAGCGCACTCAGTATGGGATTAGCGAGAAGGCCAATCCCGAGGCATGGAAGGATGGGAAGGTCACGGAGGCGGAGGCGCGGGAGATTTATGAGCGGAAGTACTTGCGTGGGACGCATCTAGATCAGGTTCTTGATGATCATCTACGCAACCAACTGCTAGACATGTCAGTAACCAGCGGCCCCTTGATCGCCATTCAGAAGCTCCAAGAGATCCTGAAGGTGAAGGTAGATGGCATACTGGGGCCTATCACGTTGGATGCCCTATCCAAGCAGGATGCCATCAAAGTTAACAATCAGTTGGTCGCGGCAAGAGTCAGGCTGATTGGGAGGATTGTGAGCCGCACGGTGAACCAAGTCAGATTCCTGAATGGCTGGATTGATCGCGCATTGCAGTTCATGAGATAAGACATGCCTACCATGCGCCGTCCTCTCAACCCCTTCACTGGCAAGGAATCTCCCTACACCCCTGATGTCTCAGACTTCGCGCCCACTCCCATGTCTGTGGTTGGGCCTGCCATAGCAGGACTCCAGAAGGTCAGACCAGCCATGCAGACCCTTGGTGAGGTGCTACCTGAATATACTCCAGTAGGTGGTGAACAACTCTATAATGCCGCTCGACGCCAACTCTCCCCCATGGCGATCAAAGCCGGTGAAATCCTCAAACGCCTCCCCGACATGGGCTGGGGCGTGTTCCAGAAGTTTGCGAGGAAGTAGATGCCAGTTTACTCAGATCCTCGCCCAAATTGGGTAACGTCCCCTAGTGTTATGGATCCCGCTTGGCAGCGTGGGCTAAAAACTGCCTTGGACTTGACAGGGTACAGTGATCCAAAATCTGAGTTGCTAGGTCCTATGAATCCGTTATCGGCCCCTGTAGCGTTGGGAATGCTTCCTACCAAGTTTATAGGAAACAAACTAGCTAGACAGGCAGCGACCGATGAGGCAGTTCAAGCGCTTAGAGCCTTAGGCCCTGAGTATGAAAAGGGTGCCGCAATACTCGCTGCCCGTTATCCACGGCAACTATCTGAAGTTGCCATCATGAAGTCAACGCCAGCCAACAGCAGATTCTCTGGAACATTTGGATTCGCCCCACAAACAGGACAGCGTACTATTGAGATAAGCCCTGAGACTGTGCGAAGGGCCAGTGGAGTACTGCCTGAAAACGCTGCTAACACTGCTGCTCATGAGCTAGCTCACAGTGCTCAAGCCCACCTCCGCACGTATAGACGACCTCTCAACAGAATGGCAGAATTATCTGCATCTCCGCTGTCCATGCCAGGGTCGCCGGTTGAATCCATGTTGCAGGCTTGGCCAAAAGAGGTACCCATGGAAAAGGTTACCTACTTTTACCATCCAGATGAGGTTGGGGCTAGGACAGCAGGTACAATAAATGCCATGCGTACGCAACTACAGGATCCAAGTGTGCCTACGAGAGTGTTGCGTGCATCGGCTTTGGAGCAGGCACAAGATCCACGAAAATATTATGAGTGGGGTACACTAAGGGGGCACGAAAAGTTGCACAGTGCCAGTGTGGATGCTCTCCGCAATCTGGGGTACCAAGTCCCAGCCGAACCTCCCAAAGGTTATGGCCAGCGCATTGTGGATTACATCAAGACACGTTTCTAGATTGAAAAATGACCCCTTGACAATCTCGCGCCATCCGCGTATACTGGCCCCGTCCACCCCACACCCCGCTGCGTCGTCCCTCATCTGAGGGGTAGCGGGGTTTGGCATCTTTAGGAGAATCCGATGCGAATCGTAGCGTGGGACCTCGAAACCAGCTCGCTCAACGGCGATTACGGCGTGATCCTGTGTTCCGGCTTCAAGGTAGTGGGCAAGGGGAAGCCGTGGGTAGTATCCATAGCCGATTTCCCAGAGTATGCCAAGAATCCCACCAATGACAAACCCTTGGTCAGGGCCATCTATGATGAACTCGTCCAAGCCGATGTCATCCTGACATGGTATGGCACCTACTTCGACCTCCCCTTCATCAACACCCGCCTCCTCTACCACAACCTCCCCACCCTCCCCGCCAACATCCCGCACATTGATGGCTGGAAGACCGCCAAGTGGAAGCTCAAGCTGCGGAACAATCGGCTGAATACGGTGCAGGACTTCCTCAACCTCCCCACGGCCAAGGATGCAGTGAGGGGACCAATCTGGGTGAAGGCCATTGCAGGTGATGAGAACGCCTTACGCTACATCAGGACACACTGCAAGAAGGATGTCCTCGTCTTGGAGGAGGCGTATCTCCGATTGCTGCCCCTCATCACCAACCATCCCCATCGAGGGGTGGCTGAGGACGGCAAGTGCCCGGCTTGTGCTTCCATGCGCCTTCAGAAGCGCGGTACGCACCTTACCCAATCTAGGGTGTATCAGCGCTTCCAGTGTATGGCGTGTGGCTCATGGAGCAAGTCCGTTCAGTGCATCCAGAAGAACAAGACTGGCGTAGTGGGGATGTAGCTATGCAACGCGTAGAAGGCAAGAAATTCGTGGCATGCACTTGGCGCGACCCTCATGGCTCAGGCAAGGAGAACTGTCTCTACGACCACGAGTTGCCCCACGCGCCCGTGGTCGTGACTACCTATGGCTGGCTGGCTCGGCAGGATGACAAGGGCGTGTCGCTGGTAGGGGAGGTGATCTCAGACGGGACGATGCGTGATTACACATTCGTCCCGACTGAGTTGATCGAGGAAGTCAAGGAGATCAAGATCCCGAAGGCGAATGGTCATCGGGGAAAGAAGGCTCCTCAGGTTCCGGCTCAAACGTCATCAACGTTCGAAATGCCTCATCCAACCGCTGCTCCTCCTTCACCCACTCCACCGCTGACCGCTCAAAGCCGGGATGGGATTTAGCAGCCTGCTCCAACTCCAACCGCCGATCCTCCTTGATCCGTTCCCGCCACTGTGCTGCAATGCGGTCGAAGTCGGGCTGCGAATGCTGCTCATGAGCATCATGAGTAGGATTCGTACGTACAGTACGTTCCTTGAGTACCTCTAGCAGCATCCCATTGATATTGAACCGCATGGCACAGAGTACCTTCTCGATGTCAGGCTCTCTGGCCTCTTCTGGATAGCCTTCCAGAATCAAACACAAGTCCAAGTAGTGTCGATGGAGGGAGTCCCAGTACGCATCCACTGGGATCCCCTTCTTCCAGTTATCTCCATCTCTATGCTGTCCATCAGCTTGGACTTGATGGACGAGCATGTATTCTCCGAAGCGCTTCTCCACTAGAGCAGAGTTGAAGCGGTTGTAGATTGGCTTCTCCTCTGCACTGTCCCTAGTTGCTCCGGTCTGAAACATCCTCATCCAAGTCCTCCTTCCCACCTTCCCTCAACCGGTTGATTGCGCCAGCGATGGCGCGGGCAGCATCCGCGCTGTCCATGAAGCAATAGACGAGCATGACCCAGAACGGCTGCCCGAATACCATGCCTACGTGTTCTAGTGTAAGTACTTCTCCCTGTTCGAGTTGTTCGCATACCAGCTTGAATGCTGCCTTGTTCGGCATCCCTGTCTTAGTAGCCAAGTGGCCCCCTTTCCATCCGATTTTGATAAGCCAGTTTACCTGCCAGATTCCTTAGACATTTCATGCCACTTTTGCTGGTCCTGCTGTAGAAGGGCGTTTTCGGAGAGGTTTGAAGTTAATCCTGTCAACAGGCACCTCTACCCACCACCCTCGCTGGCCTGTAACCGGTTGTCTGATCGGATACCCCAGACTTTCCCACTCCCGCTTGACCGGAATGGAAGCCGTCCAAAGCGTGGCATCCTCCCCGGTCTCATCGAAACGAATCGTGGTCTCTCTCTCCATCAACGTATCGTGACTGAGTGCTGGCATCTGAACCCTCCTGGTTGGTCTGAATCCACGCACACAAATGCCCAAAGTCTGTGAAGACAGGAATCTTTTCCGCGATGGCGACTTCCCTCTCCTTTCGTGCCCCTTCTGACCGTTCCCAGTAAGGGATCATGAATACCGCATCGCATCGCTTAAGCATCTCCAAGTCCCCTTCTAGCCACGTATGGTCAGGCATAGCACCTTGGAAGTTCGCGGTATTGAGATGTGGACAGAGGGCCACTGCGCCCTGCTTCCAAATCTCTAAGGCCCATGCTTCTGCCCGTCGGATGTTCTCATGGATGCCCCATGCTGTTGGAGCCCTAAACGCCCCTGCCGTATAGACAAGTTTCATCAGTACACATCTCCATTCTCCGCACGCTTCCGATCCTCCAACTCTACCAAGACACGCCTATAAAACTCCTGCTGCACGCACGTTAGTACGCCCAGGATCTCATTCATCCTGTTGTAACCAGGGTTGAGAGCTGCATTCAGATAGTCTAGGAGCATCTCGGTAATCGCATAATTCAACTCCCCAGGCGTCTCGGGCAGATGAGCCGCTCGGATGCGATCTTCTTGACGGATGTATGGCATCACTCCTCCTGCTTGTCTACTGATGTTAGGATATACCCTTGCAGGACGCTATAGTCAATGGCGATTGAGCTACCACATTCAGGACAGTACAAGCAGATCCGTCTATCAGGCTCAAACTGACTGATTTTCATCTTTACCCACACGTCATTCTTATGACATCTGGTATTAGTACACTGAAACACCTCAATGCGCTGGATCATGATTCCTCCTATGACATTTGGCCCCAGCGAGGGCCAGATTTCAGATCAGTCTTGATACTCAAGTAGTCACCTATCCCGTAGCTGGTAGGCAACCTCAACTCCGGCACAGGACGCTCCATCTCAGTCTTTAGCACTTGATCAATCCGATCTGCTTCGGATTGCGGAACTTCCAGTACCAAACTATCATGTACTTGCAAGCGAAGGTACCGTCCGGCTGCCTCGAAATGGGTGAAAAAGAGCCTAAGCATCGCCTCCTTGATGATCCCCGCTGCTGTGGACTGTGGCAGAAACGCGAGCGCTTTGTTAGCATCTTCACCCTGCTTTCGTTTCCACTCTCCAGCCTCCTTCTTGTAGCTGAAGATGTGATAGAAGCGATGGACATACCCAAAGGGATTCCTCAGGAATCCATCCCGTTCGGCCTGTAACTGGGTGCTCCACTGCCACTTCTTGACATAGGGGCAGAGATCGAAGTAGATGCCCTGCAACCGTTCGGCATCCTTCATGGTCTTGAACACGTCCGGCTCCGCGATGTGCATCTTCTTGGGGGTGCCACCATAGCCGCTGAGATGCACGGCTCGCTTACAGCCCGTGTAGATGTCCTTGGTGGCCTGATCTGGTGCGTTCTTGATTTCCTTGAAGTACGCCCGCAAGTCGGCATCCGACCACTTCAAGTCAGCGGGACGCCCAAGGACATGAGAAGCCATGTAAGCATGTATCCCAAGCCGAGAAAGACGCATGTAATCAGCAGAGCCAGCGAAGTAACCCACAAGCACTGCTTCAATTCCGCTGTAGTCACGCTCCAAAAGACAGCAGCCATCAGCAGCAACAATGAGATTCCGAACCATGCTAGTGAGAACGTCATCACTGGCCCTCGGTAGATTCTGCATGTTGGGGTTCTGGCAGGCCAACCTCAACGTGCTAGGATTGTGCGTGAATTGGGGAGAAATGCGTCCACCAGTACTTAGCCGCAATCCTCCCCGGATGGTGCCATCGTCTTGGGTCACGCCAATATAGGTACTCAACAGCCGCTGGTAATCTCGGTGTGTCAGGATGAGGGGATAGAGGGGATCTTTAGGGTGCTGTTTGATCAGCTGCCTGATCGCCGTCTCATCGAACGTGACCCTGTTCTCCTTGCGGTTGATGATCGCTTGGTGCTTGAGCGCTTTCTGATACCCTTGCAACCCAACCTTGCTGACTTTGAACTCAAGGGGCTTGGCCCACCGGATGTCTGTCTTGACAACAGTGACCGTTTCAGCACCTTCACATGGATTGGGGGGTTTGGCTGCTCCCCGTTTGGGCACTCGGACACCAGCAAAATGCCTCTTTGTGGGGTTGTCCAGTCCACATCGGCTGCAAGATTTGATGGGCACTTGAAAACCCGCTTGGACCATGCCGGTTGTGTCTTTGGGCGCTTTCTTATACCCATTCTTCGGATGAAGCCTCCTCGCCTCCTGTGGCACAGATGCTTCCATCTGGGCCTCGACATCATTGAGCAGTCTACTCAGCTGACTCTCGGCATCCCGCCGCATCGCCTCATCCCGGAGAACACCCTTGGCTGACATGTAGCTGAGGACGCGATTCAACTGCACAACATGGCGATCAAAGACAGGCCAGAGGCGATTCTTTTCCAAGCTGGGTTTGATCCCTAAGACACACCGCAACAGGGCATCACTATCTTGACAGTTATACCCTGCTGGATCCTCCTTCGAGGTGTGCTTCCACATCGGCATGTCAGGGCAGTAGAAGGGCGCGACGAAGCCCAATCCCTTGGGAAGAGCAGAGTTGAGGACATGCCACATGAGCATGCCATCCCAGATGTCTCCATTGATCGGCATCTGGGCAGTGATGCGCGGTACGTCATAGTTGGCGTTCCAGACCAGTTTCGTGCCCGGAGACGCAAACAACTCCTCTAGATATGGAAGGTATGGGGCCTGCCATGGGACGCTGACCGCTTCTCCCGCTTTGTACGCGAATGAGCAGCGGAGGATGGTGTAATCATCGTCCTCTTCCCGTGCGACTTCTTCCTCATCCTTCCCTTGCTTGCGAGGGGTTTCGATGTCGAACGCGAGATAGGTGGCACCACTATGCTGTACAGATTCTCTGTAGTCTCGACACCACTGGGAAAATGTCGCCGGATCAGGATCTCGTAAGTATGTGGGAGTGTGATAAGTGAACCCATTGGCGGCAATCTCCACCGCTCGCTTGGCGGCAAATTGTAAAACTGGTACAAGGTGGTTCGAGCCCCGCATCAAGAAGGCGGGATGATAGGAAGGGATCACAAACGCCCGGTACTCCTCACTCCAGAACACATAACTCAAGTGTTGGGTGAGGGTCAGCCGAGGATCGGTGATCCGTAGCACACGCTTGAGCGCTGTATCGCCCAAGGTTAAGATCGTCAGTTGCTTGCCAGTTGCCCGACACCGCTCCTGCATGTCATGGATGGTGGCATCCAGATTGGGAGCACAGTGAGCAATGGCTACATCCCGATAGGGAGGGATCAGCTTATTGTTGGGTGGTCTACAAGCGACTGCATTAAATAGTCTGAAGTCGTCTCGGTCAAGGTCAATGCGTTTGAGTTGGCTAAAAAAGTAGTAGCCACTCTTGCCTACGAGCGGTACCCCAGTTTGTTCCTCTACTTCTCCTAGGGCCTCAGCAACTACCAGAACACCTGATTTGCCCTCTCCATCAGGACAAGAGAATCCACTATGCTTACCTAGAGGCGGTTCAAATAATGGGCACCCCATGCAGGTTGGTGGTTTAGATAGCAAGAGGCTCCTCCTCTAGCTTCCCAAACTTAGTTTCGTACTGTTCTAGCTTATGCCTTAAGGTGTTCATCTCCTGCTGCATTTTAGTGGGTGACCGTCTGTTAGCCGATTGCTCTTTTTTGGTTGCCCATCTACAATTGGATGGCTCATAGTTTCCATCGTTATCTATGCGATCCAGTGTAAATCCTTTTGAAGGTCTTGGTCCCATGTCCTTTAGAAACGTTTCAAAGCTGTGCTGCCAACGATCACATACTTTTATCCCTCGGTCCTTGTAAAGGAGGTGTTTGTCTCCTTTGGGATTTGAACAACGATTTCGCATGCTAGTCCATGAGCGGTACTCAGAGGTAGGATTGCCATTAACTGCATGGCTATGTCCATGCGTTGAAAGGGCTTTGCGTATTGATGCTCGCAACTGACAACCACATGACTTGGTGTAACCTCGCATTAGCGAAGCACGCTCAGTTACAATCTGCCTGCCACAGCTACACTGACACCTCCACCTAACTTGTCGCCACTTGTTGTTGGTTGCACGTTTTAGAACAGTCAGCGTCCCAAATTTGTGTCCGGTTAAGTCTATAAGTTTTGACAATTAGATCCCCTCATCTAGGAATAGTTCAGGATCAGTGATCACTTGTTGGTCGAGTTGATCCTGTCTTAGAAGATCCTTCCCGCTCCACTCCTCCGAGGCCATGTCGGTCATGATGCGTTCGTAGTACAGCCCCAGCAGTTCGTCTACTTCCCGTAAAGTAATCATTGGCCATCATCCAATCTTCAAAAGCTGCATGATCACACTGATCACAGATATCATCCTGTGTGCAATCAGGCATGCTGCAGATCCACTCATCCTGACAGGCTCGACACCGATGGATATGTGTGTCAAGGATCAGCATCACACATCTCCATACAACACTGACGTAGACAGCTCAAAGATGAGATGTAGGCCATGATCATCTGCTTTCACCGCGATGCCCCCTGAGGTGACTTCGGAGACGTGTGTCCCGATGGCATCCTCTAGCTCATCAATGAGTCCCAAGGCGGCAATGTGGATGTCCCGCTCAGACGGCACTTGCATGCCTCGGGCCCGATCCAGTGCCCACTTCCAGCCCATCTGGTGGTAGATCGGAGCCACCTTGCGGCTGAAGGACTGGGCTCTGGAGCGGAGAAGGGCGAACATTTCAGGTGTGGGATTCATATGCCCTCGTCATCAAGTTCATCCTGCAACATTTCCTCTATCTGGTCAAGGCAGGTCTTGGCACGGATGCACAAGTCTCGCAACTTCGTGTCTGCAATACGGTCTAGCGGCAAGTAGTGCTGAACCACGTAGCCAAGGTCTCCCTCAGACTGGATAGCGACGGCTACTTCTTGGTTAGTCCACCTTCTAGGTGTGGGAGTCATCTAAATACCCTCATCAAGACCGTAGGTGTCCAGTAACTGCTGAGCACGCTTGCAGGTAGGACATGGTGCAGGAGGCGGATCGAGTCGTTCATAGTAGTACGCCCCATCTGCCCCATCTGACCGATACTCGAAGATGCGTTTCCTAGTTTGGGGTGGCGGGGGTCCCTGTTCAGTGGGATCGTACACCACACGAGTACCAGCCGTGTAAGGGATGCTGATGCTATCAGCGAATCTGCTGATAGTGACGGTTTTGGTACATCCACAGACGGTGTGAAGAATGGCTCTCATATCCCCTCATCGATGTAGAGATCGGGGTCGATGGGTTTAGGAGTAGCAATGCCGTCAATGATCGCACAGGAACTGGGGTTCACGAACCAGATGGTATTCAGTGCTGTGTTAGGATCTGTCGCGATGTTGCCTATAGAAGTTTGCCAGTATGGGTTGGTGGCACGGGTTATCCCTGCCCATGTGCCATGAGTCGCCCCGTTGTCCCACTCTGGTATCCCATACCATTGGGTCTGTTGCGCATTCATGGCCTGCTGGTACTGCTGTTGAGCGGTGAATCCAGTTGTGCCGTAGTACTCATATGGTACCATAGTACCTCCTACACCTCAAGCCCCCAACAATCCCATCCTGGCACCCTCTCCCGCGCAAACAGCTCCACCCGTGGCACATCTCCACACAGTTGCACAATCCTTTCCCTGACCTCAGGTGGCTTGGCACTATGCTGACCCCTCGGGGCGATGATTACGCTCGACACATTCCGCGCTAGATTCCATTTCCTGCCCTTCAACCCGAGCAAGCACACCTCCGCATTGCTGCGAGTGTAGGATCCCATTCCCATGACGGGCTTGCCATTGCGTGGATAGGTTTTAATCCATGTGAAGGCTTGGGTCTTGTAGGTGAATCCCCAATAGTGCATCACCTGTAGGGCTTCTGGCAGGTTGGGAAAGGTTGCCCACAGGAAGAGCAGGGCATCCCGATCTACCAGATCCTCTACATCCAACATGCACGTCTCATCGGTGGTCATCGTGGCATAATGATCCTCCGCTCCCCCATGCCCACGATGCTTGTCCCGATAGTTCCATGGCGGATCGGCGTAGATCACCTTATAGGGCGGATGCAGTGTCTCAAACATGGCTAGTTGGCCACCACAGGCTTCGTGTCCTCAACCCCTTCCGTCTCAGGAACCATGTCAGCCAAGAGCAGGCACATCCCCTGACTCAGCCACGTAATCCCTTCCTGCAACTGCTCGACAGACACCTCCGGCTTCATCATCAGGATGGCACAGGTCAGGAGGGCAATGGCCACCGTATGCTCATCCTCCCCCTCAATGGCCGGGCCAATCTTCGTGTTGATGAGCCGCGTGATTTCCGCACCTGGCACGTGTGTCTCCACGATATGTCCATATCCCATGCGATTCCTTCTTGGAACGGTATACGGGCTGGCCCATGTCTTCCCACCACACCTCCAAACAGCTTGGGCAGACCCGCAGGGTTTGATCTGGTACCCCTTCATAGGGTTCAGATGGCTCACCACAGAATGGGCAGTCATCATGATCGAATTCTTCAGGTCTGGGTGATATCATGATCCTTATCATTCATGAATGATGACGATAAAGGCTTGGCCATTGGAGAGGGTGCGATCATACGCTCTCAGCACTCCGGGCGTCTCCAAGTCCTTCCGATGATGGTACTGCCCCACCTGAAACGTCAAGTCCACACTCCTCGCCCCACTGGCCCACGCCTGCGCACAGACGAGTTCCTGCCCATCCCACAGCTGGGATGACTTGCCCCTCACCGAGTGATAGCAGGATCCAGCACACAGGAGCGCTGCTGCTCTAGCTGCTTCCGAGGCATGCGTCTGATTGCTGTCACTGTCAGTATAGCGGGTGTTCTCATTCCCCGTGCAGGGACCCCCATAGGTGTCCCCCATCTCCATGCTATTATGTCCGGTCTTCCTCCACCACTCACTCAAGCCATTGGAGTGGTACGAACTGTAGACCCACACGGGCTGCATAGGTGGGTGGTCAGCCATGGCCGACCCATGGGAGCAGACGACATTGGGCGGTTGCCGTAACTGACTAAACGGAATGTCTTTATTGGCTTGATGGTCTCCCTCATTCACCAGTTCGAGCAGCACATTGGTCAGGCCGGAACATGCCCAGATGAGCAGTTCCCAGTGCCGCACCTTGGCCGCGTCGTTGACGAAGAGGGTGTCGTAGGGGCCGGTGAACGCGACCAGTTCTACATAGAATCCATAGGACGCACAGAGGTCGAGGAAACTGGGGATGGCATCATAGAGCGCATCCGAGGGCTTGAGCGTCCCAATCCCCACCACATCATAGGCCGTAAACACCCGTAACGTGTTGTAGCCACAGGCTTTACGCTGCTCTAGAACGGGCCGAATGTCCTCCCCATTCAGGTACCGTCCGAGCAAGTTGAAATCGCTACACTCCACCATGGTCCAGAGCGTGCCATCGGCCAAGGTGAAGACGTGATCCTTCACCCGCAAGGGCTGGAGGGCTGGGGTTGGGGGGTCAGGCACGGGCAGCCCCAGCTCCTCCCGCCATTCTCGCTGATGCTTGATCAGTGCCGCTTCCTGGGGCATCTCATGACAACTATAGCCACCTCGCGCAAACCAGCGCAGGAGTTCTGACCACTCCTGGTAGGGAAGCTGTTCGACATCTCGGCCTGCTTCCTTGAAGTCGGCTTTGATGGTCTCCATGTAGACCCGCGACCACCACTCTGGCTCGTCGGGATAGGGGTACTGCGCCATCTAATTATATCCCTTCATCTAAGTACAGTTCAGGATCGGTGCAGTGCTGCTGCATGATGCTATAGCGACACCAATCGGATGCCCAGTCCGCCAGTTTTTGGGGAGTGCATTGATCGGTATATCGTCTATCTGCTTCCAGTAACATCAACATACACGACTTCCCAGCCCTCCTGCCAGCTACGATGGAGTTGATGAACACGTTGCCCATCTAGTCCTCCCGATCATTCATCTTCAGAATCCGTTGCTGGAGCAGCTTGATGTACTCCGCCTGAGCCTGCACTTGCGCTTCCAGCTCAGCAATCTTCTGGTAGAGCATCGCCATCTCGGCTGCTGGGGCCATGGAGCACCTCCTCATCTAACACAGCAAGCATCCTAGCCAACATAGTAGGCGTCACGGCTGTCCATCCATAGTGACAACACGATCCTGGGGGATGGAAGACGCAACAGGTGAAATTGATGGCTCCTGTGCGGGCATGCAATCGCTGACAAATGGGGCACTCAATCACTTCTAATCGTGTGCGTTCTGCCTGCTGGAGTATCATGTAGCTACCGCCCATCCATGAAGTGGTACTCGTTGTTTCTTGGGGGATACCAGCACGGGCTTGGGACCATGCGCCAGTGCCTCATCCCCGCCAATGTCCAATCCTTTGCCCACCCACCATCTCCGCGCCGCACTCATGTAATCCTCGTAGCAGATGAGGACGAGTTCATCATCGGCTGCATCCTTATACTCCATAGGAATCAACTTCAGGACGATGCACTGGTACAACACATCATGCACCAGTGACCCTCGCATGAAGGTGTCCGTGTCAATGGTCGGGCCGCTGGGTCCATCCCAAGCATACCCGACCTTGACAATCAGCTCCGTTCCGCAGATCCGAAAGAAGGGGTGATCGATGGGATGAGGGACTGGTACGAGTAGTACATGTACATAGTCTTCATCCAGCTGATACTTGTAGCCCTTCGAGTAGTGGATCTGCTTCATGGCCATCCTTAGCTATCAAACCCCAGCACCAATCGCAGCGGTCTCCCTGCCGCGAGGGACTCCAGCCATGGAATCACCTGCTCCGGCCAGTCATTAGTGGCCTCCCGTGCCGTCTCTTCCCATGACATCTGGACATAGGGCCGCTGACAGATGGGTGGATTGCCTTCATCCCACACCTTGGCCGTCACGGTTTCAATGCCGGGGCCACCAACCGATCCACTGTAGCAGCGTGGTTTGGCATGGTGCTTCTTCAAGACCTCATACTCATTGGCAGGCACCACACCATACAACGTCGATTTCGTGGCATCCCATGGGAAGGCTTTGAGTTCATCCAAGCTGACCCATGTGAAGGAATGCTCACCCATGAACCGGGGACCATCCTCGGGATACTCTGGCGTTAGCGCCACCTGCTCAGCGTCAAACTCATCCGGCCATCCCCGATCAGGGGCTATGGACGGCCAGCCCGATCCCGTCTCGATCCCTGCAAACCCTGATCCATTCCGCACATTCGCCAAGATGCCAAACAGGTCATAGTTCCGTCCATCGAACCCATCGGGGGCGACAGGAATGCCGGGGATGGTCGCTTTGTCCTTCTGCCACGGAGTGTCCTGATACACGATCTCCTGCCATACGCCATTCGGATCCTGCGCCTGAATGACGATGTGAATATCGCATCCCATCCTGTCGCCCCCTTTCTGCCGCGTGAACGATTACGCTGCGACGTACCGTGACACGACGAGATTAGCCCTCAGGGCCAACTGACGCTGATCACGTCCTTCATCCTTGAAGGTCACATCCTCGGGATCCTTGCAGTTCGGGCACACCGTCCACGGGGTGTGCTCGCCAGTGCCATTGGCCGGGAAGCGTCCCTCACCCTCTATGGAGAATCCACAGTTGGTGCAATAGGCCCGCCAATCGGCATCGATCTGATAGACCTGATTGGCGGTCTGCTCCACGGCGTCGGCCTGAGCCTGAGGATCACTGCCGACCTGTCCACGCCTGCCAGTGGCCCGGAGGTAATCCCCCAGCTGGCTGACGGTGACACCCCCACGCTTGAACGGCTTGGCACTGACCCGCACGAAGCGGATCGTGTAGCCCTCATTGGTGGGGCCGATAATCTTCGGATCAATCTGGGCGGACAGATAGCCAGACTTAGCGGCCTTGAACGCAGTCGCTGGAAAGCTGTCCGGGGCCTGCACGGTGTACCGCCCCTTGTGCGGGAGGGGTTGAGCCTCTTGCGAGTCTCGATATATATCGAGGTCAAGCGGCTCTGCGTCCTTGAGATTCCCAAGCTCCGAGATGTCAATCATACCTACTCCTTGTCAGTTAACGAGTTACGGTGACGGGTTTAGCTTCTGCGAGTCTCTTCTTGATGACATCCATGGCTGTCACCGCACTGGCATCAATCATCTGCAGGGCTTTGACGAGTGATGCGGGTTCAATGCTACTCGGCAACGGTGTCGCATCCATGGGAATCCTGGTATTTCCCAGCCCTACGGCATTCCCGGCACCAATGTCCACACTGTTCCCCATGTAGAGGATGTGACGTTCAGGCTTCCCCTGCTGGGCTGGTAGGGCATCAATGCGGAAGGACAGTCCAAACCATCTGAACAGTTCCGTTGCTAGTGCCTTGCCTGCCACGGCTGCTCCCAAGACCTTCCCCGTAGCGGTGGGGTCATCCTCCTTCGTGACACTTGCCGTCCACAAGATGAACAAGCCGGGGAGTTTCTGACTCTCCCATGATTCCTCAGTCAGCCTTGACTGACAGACCCCATAATGGGCCATGTTGGAGCCGCTGATCTTGACCGTCTCCCCATCTCCAGTGGCGGTGAACGCCACATTCGCGCCCCCACCAATGTTGATCCCCTGTCCAGCCTTGATCGCCATAGATAGCATGAGGGCATCAGCAAATGACGTGTAACTCTCAAATGCCCAGAAGCCAATGTCATCATTCTTTCCGGGTATCCACTTGCCTGATCCATCCCGCACCCTCCCACGCACCGCATTGTGAAGGAAGATCCATGGATCTGTATCGCCCATCTCCACAGCTTGGATGATGCCCAAGTCAATGTAGGGCCTGATGGGATCAACCCCACCACGGTCAGCCGTGTAGAGGCGGGTGAGTTTGCCCTTCGTGACTTTGATGTGCTCAGCTAACTCACCTATCATGGTGGACTTGCCCGCCCGACTTCTGCCGTACAATAAGATCGTTCGCTTTGATTCAGCCATCTACCCTTCTTTCTCCTTCCGTCACATCCTGCACATCGACGATCCTCACCACCCCATCCACGAACCTCGCCGCATCTGCCAAGCGTAGTTTCACCAGTTCCAACTGGCTGGTATCGTCGAAGTCAATGACGACGCGAAAGACGCGCTGGATTGGTGTGGGAAATGTGGTCATCTTACACCCTCGTGACGAGATTGTCAAGCCTTAGGCAAACGCCAAAATCACATTTCCGTTGATGATCAGGCCGGTTCGCCCATACATGGCGACTGTGTTGATGGCATGGTCCCGCTCAACAAGAAGTTCCATAAGCCTAGTGTACACCTCAGGTGTCACGTAGTTGACGTAGTGATAATAAGGGCTGTCCGAAGTAAATATGGCCTGTGCCTGCCGCTCCATCTCTTCCTTCCACACCTCCTCGGGAGTTCGCATGTCCTTGGGAGGAAGCGGTCCCGGTGTAGGAGGGCTTGGAACCGGGAAATATGTCGGTTCACTAGGCGCTGCCTGCACGACCGTTGGAGCTACAGCTCCTACCGCCGCCACACCAACCAAGGTCTTGAGCATGTCTCGTCTGTTCATCACTTACTCCTTTACAAGTTACCGCACGGTAGGTTGCCACGTCTGGGCACAGGCCAACGCGTCGTCATAGGATGGGAAGTAATCAATCGTCTCCCACTCACCGTTGGGATAGCCCACCCACACCTCATATTCCACGTCGGGATGCTCCTCATCCACCTCACAGTCCGAGATGTAGACTTCGATGTCCTCGGCATTGTTGCACGGGATGTGATTGATGAGTTCCATCATGTTGCACCTCAGTCAAAAATGTGCTGGTCTCCACTCCTGCCAAGAGGGTGGAGGCTCCATGATTCACGTGGCCATGCTCTTTGATGGAGGCCTGGACAGGCATGGATCGTCTTGGCACCTATGGAGGGACTTAGTTGGGCTCGGTTGTGCTCTCACATAGAGAGCGCCTTACCAACATCAAGGCCTCGCCCCCAGCACAATCACAGTTAACAGCTCAGCCCTCCCCACTCCGTACACCAGTCATACTGCTCATGCCATGTGACGCGATCCTCAGGCTTCTCAGGCCGGTCAGTGTACATCCGTGTGCGGAACTCCTCACCACGCCCACAGACAGGACACTCGTACTTATCGATCTTGTACCAGTGCTTACGCTTAGGCTTAGGATCCATCCCGCACCTCAATCCGGCCATGCATCCACCTTTGGTCCGCAACAGAAGCACTCAGCCTTCCCCCTCCAGTCACACACTGGACAGGTGTTGCGCTTGGATGTCGACTGCCTGTGATTGTTGGGACAAGCATAGTAGCGCGTCACACAGTTGTCGTCATGATCATGGCCGGGAGGAGAATAGTAGCCAACGAGGGTCCGGCCCTCACTGAGCAGCCACATATCCTCGCCGCACTTATCGCACTTCATGTCATTTCACAATCCAAAGAGAGGCCCAACAGGGAGCCGTTAACCCCACGCACCCAGCCGTAGCCGGGTGTGATTAGTCATGGGGCTGGCGATCTTGGCGTTCAGCCTTTCGAGTAATGACACGTGCAGGTTCTTCCAGCACGCTGGAAGCCTGATGACGGTTCAGGGACTCTAATCAGCTTACTACCCGCACCCATGTCTGGACCTCTCAACTCTGATGGGAGACCGGCCCTCATCGGGACTGGCGACCAAGGTTAACCTGCAGGGTTTTGTCCAGGAAGTCACATTAGCCATCCCGGAAGTACCCTTGGAACCTTTATGCTCTCGATCTCCCACAACTCAATGTGGTGGCTGGTGGGGCCTTCAGCCGTGGTCGCAGCCCCATCCATCTCCGCTATCCTGCTGACAGTGTGCGGGACTCAAACCCCACAGTAACCCTCAGCAGCGCCACCATTTGGAACTCCTGTCGGAGTCACAGCCACCACAACCTCAAAAAGATGCCGCCGAGGGTTCATGTAACTCCCCGGTTTCCCCTGCACGGGCGGCTGATTTGTCAGCAGTACTTGTGCAGCTCCTGCTGTTTTGTCAGCCCTATAATCGGCAAGCTCAAATTCCTCCATCCAACCGTTCCGTGTCCATGAATTGCAGTACGGCTTGTCTCACCGCATTGAATTCGCCCTCTGTGAGATCCATTTCTAGTGCTCTGACAGGAACCATACGTAACGGTTCAGGGTTATACCCAGTGATCCCATACGGCTGCTGTGCTTGACTGTTAAGCCAGCGCGTTCGCTCTTCAGCATAGTTGGGATTCTCAGCCAGTCTGTCGATGATGATCTTATACACATCGCACCTCAACTATCCCACTTCAGGAAACACGCTCTTGGTCGGGATCTGTTCCTCCTTGACATACTTGTAGAGCTTGAGCCCACTGATTTCTGTGGGATCCACCCCCAAGTAGAAATCCTTCAGCGCCTTCTTGCTCTGGTGTGCGGTCAACCAGCCGTCCCGTTCCTGCGAGATGTAGAGTGTCTGCTTGGCCATTCTGATCTCCTTGTGATGAGTTGTTAACTGTTTGCCGATTCAGCTTCCCACGCTTCCAACTCTCCAGCATGATGCGGAGTCCGGTACACCCATCCCTCTTCCAAAGGATTCTGGATGTGTCCATGACAGATGCGCCGGAAGGGACATCCTCTACCCCACGCCGGGGAGCATTGGTCAAATGTCTGGGAGAAGGCACAATCCAGGATCTGCCGCTTCACATCCTCATCCTCTTCCATGCTCAACATCTGCATGGCGAGGTCAATCTGCTTCTCCCTGTCAGCCCGCTGGGTGAAGAAGGCATCGATCAGATCGTCATTGATGAAGATGGGAGGCGTGCAGGGGAACTGGTCCGCGAGGATGTTCTCGGGCATGGACTCTACCCACTTCTTGACACCCCCTTCCATCTCCCAAGTGGGATACCGTTTGTAGCCTGCCTTGTACTCATAGAGCATGCTGTCCTGCGTGAACGGTGGATTGCCCCCACGGAAGTAGCCATAGCACATGGGACTGCCCTGCTTGCCATAACTTGAGTTGTGGGAAGCAAACCCATTTGCAATGAGCGTCCCAGTAGACGTTTCCAAAGTAATCACTGCCCCAAGTCCAACGTACTCTTTACCCACAAGTTTGGGCAGTGGCCTGCAGGGCATCACTCCCCCAAGATGGTCCACATTAAACTTTTCCAGCAGTCTAACTGGTCTAGTTAATGATAAAAGTCGCATGACATCTAACCTATCAGATACTTGCACCTGCCGGTTGACTGCCCCGCTCCGCTTTAGTCGTTCGGAGTAACGTATGCTGTAACCATCCAGAAGCCCGGTTACTTTAGTAAGCATGACATTGGGGTTCTGGGAAAAGGCAACCCAAGTTTGCCAGTAACCTGATTTCCCTTTTGTTTGGGATAGATGGCCTTCTCCATCAAATGCTGCTGAAAGGTATCCCAAATCAGAATTATCTCTAAAGTCTAGCCCGAGAGCCGTCTTCTTAGGCTCAATAATCTTTAGGATTCTGTGCCCCTTGGTAAAGTCATTTTCCCACGGTACCAAGTCCTTAGTTTCTACCCACTTAGCTGCACCAGAGCCATCCGTTCGCCATCCTGCCAACCACTTATGATGCTCAGAGCAAACAATAGTAGAGCCATCATCAAAAGATAGCCGGTAACATGGTAGGATTGCTCCACCTGTTTTTGTAACCACGGCAGATTTCCACTGCCTTCGGCGTGAGCACTCCCCGGATTTACTATGACGAGTCTTACGCATTGCGGGGTACTCTTCAAATGCAGCCAGTCTGTCTCCTACCTCTAAGGCCTCTACAGGCACCCAACGTAGATCGGCTGTTAGCACTGGGGTATCTGGAGCGAGGCAGTACCCCTTGTACAGCCCCTGCACAATCACACTCTCCACCTTCCTGCCCAGTGTCGCTTCAATGGCTCGAATAGATGAATGGAGTTGTACTGCTGTACTCCAACTGTTGATCCATTCTTCCTTCTTGCTACTTGTTGACTTATATTCAACGTAGGTCAACTCACCATCAGTATTGGCCAGCACCACATCTGGCCTCGCCATGAAGATCATGTTATCATGTTCATAAGTGCATTCCTGCTCAATGAGCACGATCTCCGGATACTGTGCCATCAGTCTCGGCCAGACATGGATGTAGAATCCTCTCAGCAATCCTTCAACGAGAGCAGCCTGTTCTTGGGCAAATGCCCCAGCGATGACTTCATCCTCACCCGCACTCTGCGCCATCAGTGCTTCACGGACTTGTTGAGCAGCAGTGGTGGCGATGAGATCCATGTCAAATCGATCCCGCCTATTGTATGTTCCAGTGGCAATCGCCGCCAACCCATCATGGATGGCTTGTCCCAGATACAACTCCAGCGCCATCGTGCCGGATGTCAGGCCCTTGCCATCATACTCGTACCCGAGGTAGCGCAACCGGCCACACTTCCAATCCGCCACACAGCGGGATCGATCATGCAAGATGTGTTTACTCACTGTCCCTCCCCACACCACATCTGCGCAGCAAGACTTCTAGATCATCCAGGCATCTTTCAATACAGTTCCAAGGTGGATCATCTGGATAGCAGGCATCACAACTCGTTCGGCAATCCTGCAGACGATTCCACATGTCAGCCAGTAATTGATCGTCTGGTGTGTTGACAACTTTTGGTGCGCTCACTTCACCCCCTCAACAGCTAGCAGCATCGCCGTGGTGCCATCAGGCACAAATGACAGTTCCAGATCGTATCCATGGGTATGCCACTCTAGCGACACTCCGCCATCGCAGCACGGCACGATGTTGATCCGATCAAGGAATAGCTTGGCACTCTTGATGCAGGCTGGATTAATGGGTTCGGCACCGTAGCTGTCCCAGTTCTTCTCCAATGTCCGCAGTTCATCGAAGGTCATCTTTCCTCCTCCACCCCATCACAAGCCATGTTAGAAAGACAAAGCCGACAATAGCTGGTAAATCCATGCCCCCTCCGCGAAACCGGGTTTTGGCGCGAATGTGGCCATCATACGCGCTTGGCCGCACTTTGTCAAGCCCCGGTCGGGCGCGGTCGGGCGGGTTTAGGTCAAATGCCTGAATCCAAAGGTTCGGCTTCGATCACCGGCTTCCAAGGCACGCATCGGCGTTGGTAGCCATCACGCTCCACAATTGCTCGCTCAAGCGAGGAGTAGTCACGGGTTGAGATCCATGTGTAGAAGGGCCAAAACCATGGCTGTGCGGCGATCCGATACGTACCATCTCGGTGGTAGATGCGGAAGTACGTCTTCATCTGATCCTCCTAAATGCCCTCATCGAGATACAGGTCTGGATCCACCAGCGTTACACATACGCTATCATGGATGCCTGTTGTGACAGTATAGACGGGGAACCTCAAGTTCCTCAACTCGGCTAGAAAGGCTTCTAGTGATCGATGGTACTCATCGCCAAGTTCCTGCCGTGCCACCCACCATCTGTTCTCGGTCTCTAGCCCAAAGTTGCCAGTCATCTCAAATCCCCTCATCTATCTGCATCCACTTGGGATACCATGGCTGATAGCCCGAGTCCGCCATGCTCTCCATCGCCCGCACCAGCCATTGATCGCTGGTCTCCCCATGTGGGGCTTCGTATGACGCACTTCCCCGCCAGTAGATCCGATGCATCACCTTGCGCGGCTTCAACTTGGCCTGCACCCGATACGTCGTGCGAGCGGTGGGATCCACCTCAACATACTCATGCCACACCTTGCGGCCATGCCGCCCCCCACGCTCCCGCACCATGTAGACCACGTTCGATGCCATCCCGTGCCTCCAACCGAATCCGGCCCCCACACGCAGGACTTGACAATCTCGCCCGGGTCGCGTATGATGCCCGCAACCACACCTTGCTTAAACTCTGTGCGAACTCCGAATGCTCACGAGGTTTTCAGTGGTGACGCATGCCCTCATCTCAACACCCAGGCTTCTTACCCATATCCCAATACCTGCAACTCCCTAGAGACAAAGAAGTTTGGCTGGTAAAACCCCTCCTCCCGGTATCTGGGGTCGCCATCCTTCATGGTGCCGCCAAGCTGGGCAAGACGAGTCTCGCCCTCCAACTCGCCGCAGCGCTGTCGGGTGGACGGGATGAGTGGATGGGATTTGGCGTCATCCAACATGGAGTTGTGCTGTATCTACAACTCGACACCCCCAGATCCACATTTGCTACACGCTTTGAGAAGATCATCGCACACGGCTACCCGTTCGTAGATGAGCACTTCCGAGTGGCTGATCGGGAGTGCCTAGAGAAGTATCCCTTCGATATCCTCGATCCCACCCACATGTCACATCTCTACAGCCTTGTCCACGACCATCATGCCCTAGCCGTCATTGTGGATACCTTGCGAGAATCCCATTCAGGAGATGAGAATTCCAACACGATCATGAAGAACGTCATCGTCAATCTCGTGGGGGCCACCCATCCAGCGGCGTTGATCATCATTTCGCACAGCCGCAAACCAGTGCCGGATACAGACAAGAATTTGATGGCCGACCACCGGGGCGCATCCTATGTCACGGATCGCATGGATGCCATTATGCGCCTCACCAAGAATCGCCTCTACTATGGGGGGCGATCCATCGAAGAAGGCGACATCAAACTCCTCCGTCAAGATGTTGACGGGGTGCTCCTCTGGGAGCCGGATCCTGAGGATATGGGACAGCATCTCCACACCATCCTCACGAATCCTGCCTTGGTCTCCATGCGGGCTAAGGCGCGAGCGCTGGCTCCCCTTGTGCATAAGTCGGAGGAGGCCTGCATGTCCGCGATTCGCCGCGCCATTTCTACCGTTGAACCCAAAATCAAGGTGACACAGCCGGAACCTCAACCGGCTCAAGCGGTTCGGGTGAAATGAGGCCATGTCGTGTCACCCCTATAAGAAAGGGACCCGTGACACACCGCAGTTCACGCCTCTGCGGGCGTGAACTGCTGGCAGGCATGTGAGGCGCGATGACACGCGCACATCATTCCTCAAGGTGAAGCGGTTTGCCGTACTTATCCACCTCTACCCGTTTCCAGTACCGAAGACCGCAATAGTCATTGGTCATTTCATGGAAATGTACTGGACAGTTGTTACAGAAGTAGATGTAGGTAGGATGCCCCCAATAGTTCCGATTGAGGGGAATGGTCTGCATGCGGTTCTTCACAACTATGTGCCCGCATTGATGGCAGGCAGCAACCTCCTCAGCAGTTAGGGGCTCCACCGGCTTTGCTGGTTCGTGTGTTGGAAACCATTTCATCTCAATCCTCCTCCCCACTCCCCGGATAGGCATCATCAAACACCATGTCTTCCAGCCCCTGCTGGATCTCCTCAATCTTGGGCAGGATGTCATCGACTGTCTCATCGAGATCATCCACCTTCATGAGGATCTTGTCCAGCTTGGCATGCACGCGATCCTGATCGTGGGCGAGGAGTTCCAGCGCCCGCTGGATGCGGTCCAGCACGTCGAGCACGCTCAACTCCTTCAACGGGGGTGGCGATTCCAGCAGATTGGGCGTCGGGGTGTCGTTGCTCATACCAGGCTCTCCTTAGTTGATCCTTTCTGACCGTGGATAACATCTTGTAGACATTCAAGGAGGAATCGTTCACCCCCAGCGCCCGCAGCTTCTGCCGTGCGGCGCAGGTGAGCGCGTCGATATCGTAGGGCATGCCCATTGGTGCCTCAGTTGGGTTCATCGTGGGGGTGGATGGGGAGGTCGGCGCGTTTCGCCCAGTAGAGATGGTTGACTTTCCGGTAGCGCCGCTTCGGGTGCGTGACGATGTAGACTTCTTGGTCATGGGGGAGGAGTACCTCAATCGTATCCCAGGTGTGATCGGGAGCGCTGTCCCGAGGGGGGAGCAGTTCCCCACCGTGCCAGACCACATCGTAATCGGCGTAGACTTCAAAGTCATAGCGCATGATGACTCCTCTAGTGCCTAGATGCCTGCATCCAGTTCGAGATCCTTGTCAATGATTTCAATCCACCAGTTCGTGCTGACATTGTGATGGATGAGTTCAGTCTGAGACTTATGGCTATGGCGAATAACCTCACCATCGAGTAGGTATGACCGTGAAGCATGAGGATCATCATCCACGGTGAGTACCCCACGCCAGTAGGCATCCGGTCCCGGTCTGAAGGTGCGGATCATATGCCCTCATCCAAGAGTAAGTCCGGATCAACGATGGCTTCCTGCCAATTCCGTGATCTGACGGCCTCATCTAGTTCGTATGCTGTGGCCGGAAATGGGAGATACGCCGGAGAGCGATCCGGCCAGTGCCCATACTGGATGCAACGATACTCTCCATCTGGTTGCGGGATCGCTTCAATCACCCCGTCCCACAAGGCATCCTGTCCAGCCTTAAAGTAGCGGATGTTCGGCATCTCACACTTCCATGACCTGAATCTCACTGCTCTTCATGGCAAAGACATGAGGGGTGCTATCACACTTCGCCCCCTTCGGCAAGCCAATGGAGAGGATCTGAATCGGGAAGGTATTGACTTCATGCCGGGTTCTGGCATAGGGCACCGCATCCCCCTTCTTCAGGCCATAGGCGAGACAATTCTCCAGCATGGTGCCCTTGTAGGGGAAGTAGCGCCGGATATGGGCCTCACCCATGGCTTGGGTGAGCATCTTGATGTCCACCTCATCCTTGGGGGATTCCTTCCACTCGGATCGAATGAATGTCTGTAGCACAATCGCCTCCTAGATGCCTGCGTCCAACATGAGATCCTGATCGATGATCTCCTCGACATCATTTTGCCAACTATCTACGCTGAGATAAGAATGACAGTACTCGCCCGTGCTGGTCTTGAGCCAGTAGCCCTTCTGATCAACGGGATCCCACGCCCAGTGGCTAAAGGGACCAGGGAAGGGACACTGAAAATACCGCCATCCCAGTCGAGGATTGGCAATCATATGCCCGCATCCAACATCAGGTCCGGACACATTTCTGGAGCCTCTCGCCATGCCCCACACTCCACGGCATCCCGGACCCCACTGGCCGATTTCGAGAATCGTGTCACACCCCGCTGATCAGGCCAGCGAGGGAAGTAGTAGCAGTTCTTCTCCAGGAGGTCAGGATGCCACTCCACCACCCCAGCCCATCCCGAACTGATGCCCCGGACATACCATCGAATCATTTCAATGCCTCTGTGTCATCTCTGTGCAATCTGCAAACAAGGCATCCCCCTTCATCGCCGGGACATGTCCCTTCTTAAACTGATGTTTGGGCATGATGGTCAGGCCCAACCCACAGATGGTACAAATGACCCGCTTGGCCCCCACCCCATGCTTCTTCTTGGCCGATTCCCATCGCCCCAGGAGATGGCCTCGGGCCTGCGTCAGCTCGATGGCCCGATGCTGGAGACGAGCGAGCGTGTCCTCATCGTATTTGGTCATACGCCCTCATCTAACATCAGGTCGGGATCGATGGTGACTTCCCTGAATCCTGTAGTAGGACGTTGGATGTGATCTAGCATGTACGCTAAAGATGGGCCAGCGGCTTCTCGGTACACCCCCATATAGTAGTAGTCCCCCTGAGGATTCCGAGTCCCATCCCCATACATCCATCGCCCACCGTGCCGATCCTCGAAGGTGCGTGGTATCATATACCCTCGTCGAGTTCAAGATCCGGATCTACAGTCACTTCTCGAACCAAGTGTCCCATCTCGTACCAGAACGCATCAAATGACTTAAATCGAGATGGGCGAGGATTCAATCCGATCTTGGACCAGATGATATGATCAGGCCAGACCTGCCACTCCTCATCCTCCCAGTGAAAGACTCGTGGATGTCCTTGTTCTATCATATGCCCTCATCCAATTCCAGATCAGGATCCGGCATGACTTCCTCCACGCCATCCTTCCACGTCTCCTTCAAGGCATGAATCGAGCGGAAGTACGAGATCCCGCTATACGCGCCCCCTAGATAGAAATCTCCCCGAGGATGGTTCCGCGCTCCTGGCCCAAACTGCCACACTCGGGCATCTTGGGGAAGATCATCCTTGACCCTGAAGGTTCTAAGCCGTGCTGGGGCTGGCATAGGTCATGTCCGGTAGGATGGACGCGGTATCCCAATCCACCCGCTTCAGGTTGATCGGACTCATCGAGTTAAGGGTGCTGAAGAACACCCCACAGGATGAGAAGGGCACCTTGTAGAGGATACAGGTGAGCGCGTTGAGCATGCAGGTGGCACTCATCTGATTGACCGCCACGGTTTGCAGATCCAACCGATCCGCACAGCCCGCACCCCCCGCATCTGGTTGAGCCGTCAGGAGTTGCGGCATCGCATCCATGCCACGGATGCTGATGGGTCCAGCGGCTTCCTTCCAGGTCGTCCGCCCCCGTCGGGGAGGATCCTTGACGGTGAAGGGCCAATCCCGCGCCGAGAGAATCACTTGCCCCCCTCGCGTCTCGTTGCCGCCATCGATCCAGATGGAGGCATGGACATTGGTCATCCGCTGCATCGTCTGACGCGCTAGCGCGTTGTCCACACACCCCAGCACAATCACCCCACCCGGAGGTGCCCCCTCCTGCCCCGCCATGATCTCCCGCCATGAGACATCACTTAGCATCGCGGCATACGCATCCATGGCGATCCCATCCCGCCGATAGCGTTGCGTCATCACCTCGGCCTTATTCGCGCCAATGTCCCGTGCCCGGAAGTTCTGTCGGGCGAGGTTGCGATCCTCCACGTGATCCCCATCCACAATCGCCACGGAGTCTCCACGCCGCACCACCTGCATGAGAGGGGGGATGAGGCGTCCACCTGTGCCTCCTGCCCCCACCACGACAAAGCGAATGGGATGGGTGGCTTGGTGATGCGATGTGACGAGCGGTAACAATTCACTCTCAGCCATGGATAGTAACCTCACCTTTCTTCACCAGACGATGGCCGGTAGGAGTCATCTTGTAATCCTCTACCATGTATTCCTCCCCGTTAATAAAGACATACCCCTTCATCATCGCCGGGGTGCGATCCTTGTCCCAGAAGTGTCCCTGTCCATGTCCTGCCGTCCAGCCCTTGACACGAGCATACCATTCCTCAGGAATCTCCACATCGGTGAAGGGATCGACCGGGCAGGACAGCACCACCTGTCCATCCTTGAACGCCGTCTTGTCATTGATCGACTTGAACAGCCGTTCAGATGTGATAGTGAAGGTGAAGTCTTGGGTGGGGATGTCAAAGATGTCCACCACATTAAGGGGAATGAACCCCCCTCGGGTGCGCATCCGCCAGTCCCATTCCGGGATGGGTTGCGCGACCTTGCCAATCACCCCAAAGATGCGCTCCGTCGTGATACTTTCCTCATCAGCATTGTCAATCCCAGAGAAGTGTGCAGACATCGCCGTGCCGTGGGAATGGATATCCCCCACCCGTAGCCATCGCCCATCCACATCCTGGTCAAAACAACTCGTCGGCTTGACACTCCCTCCACTGGCCTGCTGCTCAGGGATGTAGAGGAAGTGCCGCTTGTCTTGCCGGTCCCACCAGATTTGCACCAACGCCTCGGATGAGCTATTCTGCCGCTGGCACACTCCTCTAAAGAAGGAGATGGTTTGCTTCAGCATCTCCAACGGCACCTTGGGCAGGTTGAGGTGGATGCCGGGGCGACAGATGGTATCCAGTCCCAGCACGTCCTTGGTCTCGACATAGACCGTCGCGAGGTCAGAGTGCCGCACCTCGAACAGGCCATTCTTGTACATGACGTACGTGATGGGCTTCGCAAACTCGGTGAAGGGGGCGACTTGGTAATCGATGAGCTGCTTGACCGCCTCAGCCACTACCTCTGGATTGACAGGTTCAGCGGCCTTGATGGGCACGACCTTCCCCTTCAACGCTCGCCGCTCGGCTTGGGTCACAGCAGTAATAGCTCCCTTGTCATACAGGCGCAGGAACTCCACCGCATCCTCCCCCGTATGGATGCCCAAGTCCTCTCGGCAAATCGGGCAGAACTCCCGCCGGGCATCATCCGGGACGGGCATGAACTTCGAGCCGCAACTGCGGCAGATCGCGGTCAACCACGGTACATGCTTCCCCATGTCTGGCTCCTCCTCATCTTCCCATTCATACTCACGTGGCATGGCATTGATCCCCACATCATAGGTGGATGTGTGGCCACAGTCCAACTGGATCAGCCGTCCATTCCGGACGGGAATGACACTCATGACTTCCCCGACGTGATCGCATTGGAGGCATCTTAGCAACATGCTTACCTCCCCAGACTCGTGACCATCCCCTGCACCGATGACCGGTAGTGGCCATTCACAGGAGGAGGTACAGGAACCGCCCCAATCCGTCTCATCACCTCCGGGAGGGTGGCTTCCCGTGCGCCGATGGACGCGCCATAGAACAGATCCCCATTGAACCCCGACTGGAAGAAGGCATCCTCCGCCTCTTGGGGCTGATGGATGTCTCGCAGATTGATCTCCCCCCAGCAGATGCCACCATGATCGTACACATTCCCATACGGGAAGGGGCAGAGGACGGGATCCCGCAGATCCACGCTCAACCGCCGCTCTAATCCCGGCTTGATGACATAGAGGGATGATCGCCCCAGAGACCCATGATGGAACTTCAACCCAAACAGGAGGGGTGGGAAGGTGATGGTCAGATCGTGGGATTCCCCATGACGCCGCCAGGTGAGTTGACGGGATGTGGGCATCACCGTCCAGAGGACAAAGGTGGAATCCCCGCGCATCCCAATCGCCATCCCCCGCGTGGCGAGACAGTCCATCCAGGGGAGATTGGCGGTATGGCTGGGTGCAGTCAAGCCCAGCATCCTCAACCCCACCGCATCAGTCGTCGTGTAGAACACCCGCCGCGCCTCCCCCTCAGTGATGCGGCACAGGCCGGTGTCGTGATTGATCTGCACCTCAGTCGGCGTCGACATGATTAGCTCCTCTCCCGATGAAACTGGGCCGCATAGTAGTGGTGAATCAGCTTGCTCCGAATCCTCTCCAGCATCTTGACAGCCTCAGTGTGCGGGTAGATCCGCACCCTTGCACTCTCCTGAGGCGCGAGAATCTTCAGGACGACGAGCTGCGAGAGCAGGGCGAAGGGAATCACTCCACGCATCCGCGCCTCCCGCTCAATCGCGGCCTTGATCACATCTGATGGTTCCACATAGCAGGCGGCTTCCTGTGTCGTAAAGATCCCCACCTCTCGCCGCTCCGGGTCCGTGGCCATATCAGTCCCCTTCCTCATCCGATGGCAGGGATACCTCAGGACAACCTGATAGCGTGAGGCGCATCCCCCGCCCTGCCGATCTGGGAATGGTGTCTATCAAATCTTGGAGTGAGACATCTCCCAACAGCTGGTTGATGAGTGTCCGCGAACTCCCAAGCCCCATCTCACCCGCCACTGCAATCATCGGCCAATCCACATCTCTGACCATAATCCCTCCGTACAGGGGCCAATGCCTCTCCAGCATCGGCCCCCTCCCTCCGCTCTGGCAGGCCTGCCCTCCCTCATGAATGGAGGATCAGACTAGCCCTTGTTGCCTCCGGTGACACGCTTGAACCGGATTTCACGCCCGTTCGATCCGATGACGGTTTCCGTGTAATCCGCGTTCTCAACAGCCGTGAACCCACCCGACACGCACACGCGGCGAGCTTCCTCCACCGTCATGTTGCTGTTCTCCAGATCGATGACGGGGTTCACCTTATCGGGTACGAACACTTTTAGCGGCCTAGCCATGTTTGGTATTCCTCCTTTCCCCCTTGCCCACTGGAGAGGTGGGTAGGGATGATCCATCGGCAATATGGGTTAGCCTTCCTCGGCACCGTCTTCATCCTCGTCCTCATCCTCATCGTCATCGTCGTCATCATCAGCGAGTGCGACTGGTGTGGGATCCATCGTCGTGGTCCCAGGCGTGGTCCCATCGGTAGTGATCCAGTGAAAGGTTGCGCCTGTTGTGAGGGTGGCCCATCTCGGTGCGCCTGTTGCGCCTGTTAGGGTAGCAGGTGCATCTGCCTCATTCTCCATCTCCATCTCCACCTCACCCGCGACCAAGGCGAGCAACTCCTCCGGCACCCGCCACAGTTCATGCAAGGCCGGGATGATGGGCATCGCCGCCGCCCACTGGTGATTGGGCTTCATCACGACACTTTGCAGCGCCCCACTCGTGGCATGGAGATAGCCATAGATGGCATACTCATCTGGCACCTGCATCTCACTGCCATCAGGTGGAGCCACAACATACGCCTTGGGGGGCGATCCCCCTCTGGACGGCAGGAAGCTATTGATGGGCTGAACACGCATCCCACACGGACACTCCACCGCCTGCACCCGGCTGGATGGCACGGGGGCAAACATGTGAACATGTCCGGCTTCCATCACGGGTCGGGGCACCTTCACCATCCGCAGCCGATCCTCACCCTCCAACCCATCCACCTGCCAGAGATTGATGGCGGCCTCACCCGTCAGAAACACCCCCGGCTGGATTTGTCCAGCCAGCAACAGGGGGGATTGGACCCCTCCCGATGGCACGATGGGACTTGTGGTATGTTGCATGATTATGTCATCTCCTATTCAGGGCTGCTCATGCGTCACCTCGCCCCTCAACCCTTGATGCTGCCCAACGGTAGTCGTTTCGACACGATGCTGACCAAATCTTGCTGTGCGGCCATGACGACATCGATGTCCTTGTACGCTCCCGGTGCCTCGTCAAGGTCAGAGGCGTTTCGTAGTCCGTGGACAATACCGGCCATCTTGGCCTGCTCTGCGGTCAAATCCAGCGTCCGCGAAGCCTGCTTGCGCCCCATACGACGACCAGCCCCGTGTGAACAGGACGTAAAGCTCGCAGGGTTTCCAAGCCCCTCCACGATGTAACTCGCGGTCCCCATTGAACCGGGGATGATGCCGCGTTCCCCCACCCGTGCGCTAGTCGCGCCCTTCCGGTGGACCCAGACGTTCCGCCCGAAGTGGTGTTCAATCGCCGCGTAGTTGTGATGGATGTTGACAGAATCGACCGGAGCCAACCCAACGATGTCCAGTACGGCCTGCATCATGTGTGCGCGGTTGGCCTTGGCAAAGTCGAGCGCGTAGTTCATCGCGGCGAGGTAGTCCTGTGCTTCCCGTGTCTCGACCGGCAGATACGCCAGTTCGCTGTCAGGCAACACCACGTGCCACCGCTCGCAGAGCGCAGAGGCGATCTTGTGATACGTGCCCGCGACCTTCAGGCCGAAGTTGCGGCTCCCAGAGTGCAACATGATGCCAAACTTCCCGGTGTCGTCTACTTGGAACTCAATGAAGTGGTTGCCCCCGCCAAGCGTCCCCAACTGCTTACGGGCAGAGGCGAGTTCCTGTTGAATCACCGGCAGATCCGGTGCCCACTCGAATCCGTCCCACGCCTGCGGCTCTCCGTGATGCCCGAAGCCGACCGGGATCTCCTTCCGCACAATCCCCATGATCCGCTTGAGTTCGTCGGTATCTGGAGGAGGCGTATCGAACAACACCGCCACCATCCCACAGCCGATGTCCACGCCGACCGCGTTCGGAATGATGAGTCCAGTCGTGGCCAGCACGCCACCAATGGGCATCCCGTAGCCAACGTGGCAGTCGGGCATCAGGGCGACCCACTTGTAGACGGAGGGCAGATGGGCCAGATTCCGCGCCTGCGCGAGTGCCCCGTCCTCGACGTTCTCAGCCCACACTTTGATCGGGACAGGCTCTGTGGTAATTACGTTCATCCCCTCACTCCTGTTTCTGCCCAACCGTGGGCGGGGCGAATTGGCTCGATGGCGGCCTTAAAACCGACGCTCCACGGCATCGCTCCTGCCTTATTCGGTGTATTCGGCAGACCCCATCGAGCCAAACCCTTCACTTCTCCCCTCCTTCCGCTCTGGAGGGCGCAACGGGCACGCCATACGTGTTGTCGAGCCAGTCGGCCCACTTGCGTAACTCTTTGGAGAGTGCCTTCGCAGGAACGCGTCTCGGCTTCAGTTCGGCCAGCAGCTCAGCGAGAACGGGTTGTAGCCTCTTACCGACGCGTGCTCTGAAAGCCTGTCGGTCAACAGCTGACTGCATAATGCTCATCTCGTCTCCTTGTCCTCAGCACGGGCGAGTTTTGGCGGATACCACCCGCAGATCGCGCAGCGGTTGCTCCCAACGAACTCGTGATTGCAGTCCTTCGGGTCTGGACTGGTCGTGTTCCAGTTGCCGTCCTGCCCTGACTTCGCTGGCACCTCAGCACGGGCGAGGGCAGCCGAGCATATATACGCAATCGTGCAACCCGCTTCCCTTGCCGACCGCGCTACGTTGTACGTCAACAGCTTGCCTAATTCGCCCACGCGCTCCAGCGCCTCCGAGAGGGTGGAGACCTTGGCCTCAGCATCACGCGCCAGATCGCACTGCCGAGCCAGCATCGAAGCGTTTAGCTTCAGTTCCGCTTGGGCCGCGTGCAGGGCGAGTTCGGCTGCGTCCATCTGATCGGCCAACTGAAACAGCGTCATCGGCCCCGGCCCGCCATACTGCTCCTCGGAACCCCGCGCATACTCCCGCACCTGCTCCGGCGTGATCTTCTCACTCATCGCGCACCTTCCCCTCGGGCCGCAGGGCGGCGTCCAACTCGTATTGAAGTTCGCCTGCGGTGTTGGCAATCTCGTCTTGCGTGACCTTGACTGCGCGGGCGTATTGCTCGTTGGAGAGTAGCCACGTCAGTTTGGTCAGCTTGTCCAACATCCACTCGTTACGCTCCCGCCTCGCCTCTGCCTCGCCCTTGGCACGAGTCGTGGCGAGTTGGTAGAGCAGCCACGGGATGTCCTCACGGGCATGAGCGATGAAGTCGGCGTCAACAGAGTCGCTTGGAATCTTCCAATCAAACGTTTCCTTACCCTCAGAGCGAATAGCTATCCCATCGTGATCCCACGGCCCCTTCGTCGCCTTCTGCTCCCGCTCCCGGATCTGCTCCAGCCGTGCGCGATCTGGGTCAGTCATCGGGAGCCTCCTGATCGGAATCCGGCAGCAGATCCACGGCGATCCACAGGCAGACCAGACAGGCCACCCCAATCGCCACCACGGCCAGCGACTTTCCTATCCACTCGATCATCATCCCTTCTGCTCCTTCGCGGCTGGCTCCCGGTGGACGTAGCCGCACCACTCCAGTAGGTTGCTTACCTCTAGAAGCCGCTGCTTGTAGATTGCCCGACACGTCCGACACCCACTCGTCGGTTTGCGTTTCGCTTGATACCTTGGATGCTTCGGGCACCGCTCCGGCACGCTCATGGCTGGCCTCCCGGCGAGAGCAGGGACAACACGCAATCTTTGCAGAGGGACGACTGCACCTTCCCAACCGCCTCTCTCAGCCGCTCCCGTTCCGCCTCCACCGCGAGCGCCATCGCCTCGCGCAGGAACTCCTCAGCCTCTGCGGTAGTGAATTCCGCATCGAAGGCTGCGCGGGCTAATCGCTCAGCCATCCTCCGCCGCTGCTGCGCGAGGTCAGTCATCGCAGCCTCCCGGTCCAGAAGCCCCACGAGGCACCTGCGACCAATTCCACGAGAACCAGCGTGAGTGAACCAGTCACAAACGACGGCCACGACATGAGTGAGTCGGACTCCGAGGCAAGCGAAAGCATCAACAGCAGCGGGAACGCGAGATAGATCCACACCAGCACCGCCCGCAGCTTGTCCGGCTTTCGGTCTTGCGCGAGGTCAGTCATGGCAATATCCTTTCAAACACCAGCTCAAGCACAACAACAAGTCCCAAAAACAGGATTGGCGCGAACGGGCTTAGTGCGCTCATCCCTGCTGTTCCTTCGCGGCTGCGCGGATCGCGTCTGGAATGCCCAAGTCTTCACCCGCCGCTTCTTTACGAATGTCATCAGCCAACTGTGCATCCCGCTCGGCCTGCTCCAGACGCGCCTCAGCCTGTGCAGCATCCACCAGCGCCTCCAACTCCTCATGCGAGAACCGCATCAGCATCCCATGATACGGATCAGCCAAGGGGATGCCGAAGTCGGTCAGCCATTGGTTGAGATCAAAGCGTTTGGCGAGGGCTAAGTCCTCAGCCTTTTGAGAAGAGGTCATGCCTTCACCTTCCCATGATTGATGATCTGGATCAACTCCGCAAGCTGCTTGCTGATCCGTAGTAAGAGATAGGCAACACGATCCAGGTCCTGCTGTTCAACTGGTGCTGTTGGTCCTCTACTCATCACTGCCTCCTCAATAACTCATCAGCGATTTCCCGCAGGATAGCAGCCAGTCCAGACAAGGACACGTTCTCCACGTCAGCCACAGTTTGGGCATAGCTCGTGACCTTCCCCTTCACTACGGCTAGTGCGAGCACGGTTGGCAAGTTCGGCATCACGTCTCCTTCGCATCCACATACTGGAAGCAATGATCGTGCCCATGCGCATCCAGTCCCCCCGTCTCATTGAAGCCATAGAATTCACATTCTTGGGGGATATACGCCTCACCTGTCGCTGCGATGTAGGCCGGATTCAGCACAATGCCCAAGTGATGATCATCCCACGCATGGCCACACCGACAGATGCCTGACCTGTGAGGGCCGGAGTAGCGGGGGTGCCAATCGTTCAGGGGTGATGACATCTCCTAGGTGCTCCTTGGCATCGTGCGCTTGACTAGGATCATCACGGCCTGATCGAGTCGGCGTGGGGGAATCCTCCGCACCTCAGTCATGCATCTCGCCCGATCCCACTTAGGATGGCGATGCGCCACAATCCCGACCAGCTTCCTCACTCGCCAGTCGAAGGTGCTGGAGGCGTCCATCAAATGCCCTCATCCAACTGCAATGTGGTGTCCAGGGCGATGGGTTGCCAGTACTCCGATACCGATGCCCCCTCCCAACCTTTGGTGACATCTCCCTTAGGCCTCCGCACCCCAAAGTCATCACACTCCCACACCTGCGTCACCAGCCCATGGGCATCCACATCCACATCGATGTAGCAGTCCCCTCGGGTGGATGTAAACTTTCGTCCTTGAAACGAGTAGTACATGATTCCTATCCCTCATGTGAAAAGGGGGGGAGCACCCCACGCACTCAAGCAGCCAGGAGAGGATGGCCTGGATGCGGTGCAGCAGGATGCTCCCTTTCGCATGCTACGATTGATGGTGGCTGGCCGGTTCTGACCCGGCTCTGCACGTTTCTTTCGTCTAGTCATAGCGTATGTTCCCGCCCTTACTACACTGGGAACAGCTCAGCCGTTTGCTCCCCGACTAGATAGGGCGTGTCACCATCCACGCCGCAGCCACCATAACTCTTGACAATCTCGGGGTTCTGTGTTAAAATCGCGCCATGGCTAACCCGTGTGCTGTTCCAGATTGCCCAGATCCTAGTTATGCCCTTGGGTACTGCACCAAACATTACCATCGACTCAGATCCACGGGCGATCCTCTTAAGACCCGCACGGGAAAAGAGTACGGAGTCGTTAGGAAGTGCTCCGTACCCGGCTGCACAAGTGACTACCACTGTAAGGGCTTCTGTGTCAAGCATCACTCCAGGTTTATTATCACCGGAGATCCGCTCCGAACGCCTACAGGTCGGGAGCGAGGAGTTCGAAGGATCTGCATTGTTCCAAATTGTGGGCGAGTGTGGATGGGACACGGTTACTGTCTTAAACATTACAAGCGTTGGCGCAAATGGGGAACGCCTGAGCGGCGCAGGCAGCGCAATCCTAGGCGTTTTGTTAATGGTGAGGGTTATGTGAGAGTTATTGTGCCTAACCATCCTAACGCTAATGCTGATGGATGGGTCTTGGAGCACCGATTGGTCATGGCCACCCATCTTGGACGCCCGCTGTACCAGTACGAAGTGGTGCATCATAAGAATGGCAATCGGCAGGACAACCAAATAGAAAACTTAGAACTGCTTACCCGTGCGATGCACTGTACTGCCCACAACCCCATCACTTGTCCACAGTGTGGGTTCCAAATCACGGGTTCCTAATGGGATGCCCCCAAAAGTCTGCTGGGGGGAAAAATGGTTGGTGAAGTGTTCCGCCTCGCCACGCCAATACCACCTTCGCAGTTCTGCCGTTGCCATCCACAAATGGGTGAATCAGGAGGAGTTCCTTGTAGAACTCCAGCGGCGTCAACTCCTGTCCATCCCTCCAGAGGCGCTCCAGCAAGGCTGGCACATCCTCAGCGCGAGGACACCGCCGCCATCCGACTGTCACCTCACAGGATCGGAATCCCTCCGCATTGTCGATGGGTTCAATCAGCATCCCCAAGCGCATGACATCGGCAATGGATGGATGATCCCTCAACGTAGATCGCGCCATCGCCCATGCCCACGCATCCAGCATGTTCGCCACCCGCTTCAATCCCTCAGGGTGCGTGACATCATGCCCTTGCCGAAAGACTTCCTCCGTCACGTACTCCACAATCGTCCAGACTTTGGGTTGCGCGGCTGCCACCTCTTGGGCATCCGCCAACGCACTACTGCGTGGAATGGGTTGCATGGCTCCTCCCCGGTTTCATGGTCATCAACTGAACCTGTTTCGCCGCCTTCGCATCCCCTCGCCCATCCCGACACTCGTACCGATCCATCCCATAGACGCGATTGAATTGCTCTCGGAT